CCCCACAACATCCCCACTCCCATGACCGCGAAGGCCAACAGAATAATCGCCCCGAAAACAAAGACGATGCCCTTCACCATGTTACTTCCCCTTTTCGTCAATCGCGATAAAGGGCACCGCCGCCCCCGTCACACGCGGAAGCTCCCCGTTCCACTTCTCCAACGCCTTAAAGGTGAGAAGATCCTTCGTGAGAGATTCCCGCACGAGGCGATTCGCGTCCGCCTGCCCCCGGGCCAAGGCAACAGTGCGCTCGGCCTCTTTGACCGCCTGCTGGCGCATAAACTCGGCCCGTTGCACATTCTGTTCTTGGATCTGTTTCTGTTCAATAGCGGCACTAAATTCTTTGGAGAACTCAATGTTTGTCAGTGCCACGTCGTGCACGTCAATCTCATACTGGGACAACCGGACACGCAGCCCCTCCAAGATCGTCGCCTTGAGTTTGGGGCGATCCTGAATAATTTTTTCCACGGGGAACAACGCGGACGAGGCTTTGGCCACCTCTTCAATGGCGGGGGTGACTACACGATGCACAAAATCTCTCCCGACATTCTGGATGATCACGTGACACTTGTTGGGGGAGATCGCATAGTTCACCACCAAGGTCATCTGAACATCCTGCAGGTCACGACTGGCTCCTCCTGTCCTCACCTCGTGCCGCTGCACCTTGGCATCAATCTCATACATATCCGAGGTGAGGGGGTTGTACCAATACAACCCTTCAGTGTAGCACGTCTGATCCACCTTGCCGAAATAGGCAAAGACGGCGCGTTCGCCAGGATCCACTTGCCCACACGCCGTGAGGAGGAAAAGTAGAGACACAAGTGTCATGCGTTTCATGGGGCACTCCTTTCTGGGAGCATGCACGGTTGAGAGAAACTGGTGCCCAATTCAGAAACCACGGAGGTCGTTGTGGGTCGCAGCCTTTTTTCCCACCGCTGTTTGGGGGCAAGACTTTGATCCGGAGGGCGCTGTCGCACGGTATTCGACCAACTGGCAGAAGGTCTGTCTATACAGCGTGTGGGCACCCACCCCGCCGCCCGATAAATTGTTCCCGTATGGACCTCCGTATCTTGATAACTCACCAGCATAACGACGTGAGGATACAGCGTGCGTATTCGTCGTGTCATGACCCCCAACATCCAACTGGGTGTGTACCGAGGTGCGTCTGGAGCGACCGCCAAACGGCGCAACTCCAGCCATTCCTGTTGCGGGAGATGTCGGGCGACAGGATGATCCCAAATAGCTACCGCATAGAGTATATTATCCCCTTCCGCCCCGAAGCACAAATCGGATCTGATAAAGGGGCTGTCTATTCGGGGCAATCGAGAATGCCACAGCTGGTTCAACGCTCGTGCTTTATCATTGGGAATCTGTACCACGCGCATCTCGAGCGGCGAGGTCGGACTCGAACCGCCCTCCCCCTCCCTGGAAAAGAAAGGGTACATCACCCGGATGCTTTCGCCGCCTAACACAGCCATGCTTTTTTCCTTTTGAGCGGGCGCAAGTATCTCGTCAGAGAATCGTGAATCCTTGGCTCCTGTAGTCCGCAAAGCGCTGCTGCGCATGCCGGGCGAGGTAATCCTTGGGGTCCTCAAGATCATACCCGTCTTCGACATCGTAAATGAGCACCTCGTGCTTATCGGGGCGAGGGCGCAACGCTCGCCCCACCCGCTGAAGGGTTCTCACACTGGACTCCCCTGCCCCCGCCAGGATGAGTACGTCAATCTCCGGGAGATCTATGCCCTCATCGAGAATTGTGGACGCGAGGAGAAGGGCTCCTCCCCCCCAACACTGAAAATCCTCAATCGCTCTTTGCCGCACGGCGTCCGATTCCGACCCATGAATCCACCAACAGGCGGGCAGGACCTTTGTGCACTCGGCAAACAGGATCTCCCCGTGAGCGAGAGCAGAACAGAGGAGGAGCACCTTCTCTCCGCGCTGCACGTGCCCCCAGGCCGTGCGAAATAGTTGGGTGTTCCGGGCGGTGTTGTAGACAATTCCTCGACGATAGGCCTCCGCGAAGAGTTTGCCCCCGAGCGTGGACAACTGACGCGGGTTGCGTCGCCAGGTGGGGCAGACCATCTCTCGCACTGTGGAATACGCGGGATAGGAATGCTGGGGCGCCCGCAGACGGACAATCGTGGGGGTGGCGAGAAAACCTTGCTGAGAGAGCTCCTGAATGTCCGCTACCATGCACACGGGTCCTGTAATACCCTCCAGTCGGAGATTCCGAATATGGTCAGATGTGAGCGGTGTCGCGGACAGACCAAACCGATAATACGCCTGTGTGCACCAATTTGCCACAGTTCGCCAGGTGTCCGCAGAGGCGTGCATGCACTCATCTATCACGAGGCACTTCCACTCTGCCCAGAAATTTCTCATGTCCCCGAGCCCCGCATTTTTGCGAGGGTCAAGACGTACCAAGGTCTGGACCATGCCCACTGTGACAGGATACTTTGTCAGAATGCCCGCCCCGATCATGCCTACAGGCATGCCCAAACGCTCCACGAGACGCTGGTGAGTTTGATGAAGCAGTTCTTTGCGATGGATCATCCACAAGGTGGGCACCCCTAACTGACGAACGACGTCGCCGCCTACTTCCGTTTTCCCCCCTCCCGTGGGCATCTGGATCACACAGCGATAGCGAGCCAACGCCTCCGATACCGCAGCGACCTGGTAGGGGCGCAATGTGAGGGGAAGAGCCTTTCTCTGAGGAGAATTCTCTGGAGGGTTCTGCCACAGGTGGGGGCCATAGGGCGTGCACGACGGGGGAGGCGCTTTGTCTTTCACCGCAACGGTGTATCCTTTGGCGGAGAGAAGATCCACCAACCGAGGAGTGAGTCCTGCGGCACACACCAGGGAATATTGCCCTCGCGCCGCAAAGAGGCGTATATGCCCATCCCACCGCCCACTTTTGTACAAAGTGGTGTATTGCGCCCGAGGCGCGGGGAGTGTGAGAGCCTCCGTCAGCAGGGTGTAGGCCCCCTTCTCCTCACAGGTGATAGAGGCGTAGAGGATATCTTGCACAATGCGTACGGTGGACATGCTCTCTTCCCTAATCCCCCCCTAGGGGGGGTTTCGAAACCTGAAGGGCTCTGTGGACTTGGCTCAGGGGGTCACCTTGCCTCAGAACCCGTGTGGATGGGGATGCACGTTTGTCGTGTAGCAAGTTGTCTTCACGGACCACTTCGTGTTCGTGGTCCGGTAACACACCACCCGGGGTCGGTGATCGTGATAGGATCCCCGCCCCGCGCACCCACCCAACAGAAGGGCCACCCCCACAAATAATAGCGCCCCGAGCAGGGCGCCAAGAAGTTGTCGGAGACGTAACGTCCTCATTGTCCTCCCTCTTGTTTCCGTGTCTCCTCTCGCATAGTGTCTTGGGCCACCAGGCCCACATACAAGGCTCCCGTCTCCTTCGGGGCTTCCGTCTTCGGAGTCATGGTTCGCAGAGAGTCCTCGACGACCCGGAGGGAGGTCTCCAGGTGCATGAGAAGGGTGTGGAGGGTGATCACGTCGCTCTGGAGCTCATCCACCGCGCAAAGAGTGCGTGTGAGGATCGTGTGAAACCTGTCGCTGTCCATGGTGTCCCCTCCTTGTGGGTGAGAGAGAAGAGGGGGGTAGGCTGCCCCACCCCCCTCGTGGGGTCCTCCGTTACGGCTTGCACTGCTTCGTGTAGCAGTCGTTCACGAGATGCGGGGCGACCGCCGTCTGCACCCCCGAGAAGATCTTCGCGACGTCCGTCTCCCCGGTGAACAGGCTGCCGGCACCGAGGGTCGCCGCCACTGCAATAATCGCCAATGCGATCATGTCTGTCTCCTTCTACCGAACAGCCCCCGCCCAGGACGGTGGCCCTGAGAGGGGGCTGTTCTCGCGGGAGTCGTGAGACTCCCACTGTTGAGTGATCCGTGCCACCGCACGGTCGGCTCGAACACTGAGACGAGTATACGCCACTCTGAGAAATTCTTTGGCGAGCTCAATCCCCTCTGGATTGATCATGGCCCTCTCTCTTTCTTCTTTATTTTACAATACTCTTCCCAGCCGTTTTGGCGAATAAAGAGACAATGAGTGATCACAGTTTGGTGCATTGCCCCTGTGCAATCATGATCTGTTGCCTTCACAATCGCCTCGCTGAGGGCTTTGGCATCGGCATTTTCTTCGTGAATGACCCCATAAATGTTTTCGTATCCTTGAAATTGGGGGTCAGCACTAGGGTGAGCATCTAACCACTCGACGCCTGCGGCGAGCATGTTCCGGCACGTTTGCTCATATCCTCCACCAAACCCGCTGATTTCATCCATGTCGTCTGTGAACTGATATTTGGATTGCCGCACGAGGATTTCTGGGGGTTCTTGAATGCGCTGTGTTTGATGCCACAACGCGAAACAACCAGGACAAAGAGGTTGTCCGAGAGCATTGACCAAGGATTCAACATCGGCGGGGATATCCACATCATTTCCGCATCGAGCACATCGGAAAGTCCTGGAACTTTTTTCCTCCGCCATCATCCCCTCCTTATCGCAAAAGGGTTGACATGGTCTAATGTGGCCCCGCAGAATTTACATATATACGAATCTTTAGACTCTTTCCCTGTCACCATGAGATAGGCCACTTCACATATCCCGCAGCGCATCAGCTGGAGCATTTCAGGTAATGGAGAGAGTGATTCGTTCACTCAATGACCTTTAATCCAAGACAGTATATCAGCTCTTCGGAGGAAACATGATACACATACAACATGCACCCCGAACTTCCACTTCCCTCTTTGTTATGGCCCCAGCTATCAGTGACATCGGCAATAAAGCCGCTGTGGTTCACGCTGCCAATACCCTCCACTTTCTTAAAGTGTTCTCGGCGTATGCTATCACTTATCTCCACACGTTCTTCCGTCATGTGCGGCTTTGTTTTCATTGTCCCCTCCTTTTCCAGGTTGATTCGAGAACGTTTCGTTTCTTGTTACGGAATCCTGATGGGTGGAATTCCTGTGCCTGTCGGGAGGAGCACCAGCCAGACAATTACCGCCGCGGGAATCAGGATCACATTCAGGAAAAAGAGGATGTCTTCGCTTATCGTCATGCTTCCCCCCCCGACGGCGACATTGGCTGGATCAAATGAACATGGTAAAAACACCACGTACAGACCAACAAATCACATCGCTTGCAGCGTCGCCGCCGTTTCGCTTCTCGCTCGCCGCAATCCTGGCAAGAGTGCCCGAATTGTTCATTGTAGCCACTAGCCAGCTTTCGGCTAGCTCTCACGGTCTGCACATTCGGTGAAGTCGGAGTCGCCATTACTGCCCCTTCCTCCAGTCGCATCCCCCGCCTGAAGGCCAGAGGGGGTATGAGTCATGCACGTTTCTCCCATTTGACGATCATCCCTCGACCAAAGGGACCTTTCTTCGCCGGACGAAAATCACAGAGACCCACGCGACCATACCCGACCGCACCTTACCTGACACTACCAAACCCTACCATATCAGTTCGTTTGTGAATCTCTCTATACGGGGATGTGGAAAATCAGTCCCTCCGGTCCCCACGGCACGTCGGCACACTCCAGGGCGAAGAGGGCCTCGATCTCGGCGCGGTGGGTATAGAGAATCTCCTGCCACGCCCGAGACGCCTCCTCCCACACCTGGTATGCCTTCTCCCATATCCGGTATACCTGTATCCGGTCCGTTCCCTGCCTCGCCTGGGACACCTCCCACCACGCCTGGAACGCCTCATCCCGTGCCCGGTCCGTCTTCTCCAACGCCTGCGCCGCCTCCTGCACCTCGGGGGGGAGTGTCCCCAGGACGGGCCGCATGGCCCGCAACCGCACTTCCTGTTCATGCGCGAGTTTTAGGTTGCGGATGACTTCGGCGCGCGCCGCAGGCGGTTCCCGGAGCGCTGCCAGCTTTATATCATGGCCTTGGCACCACCACAGCGCCCCCCGCGCCTGCTGGGCGGGCGTGGCCGTCTCGTAGGGGTAGGGTGTCATGGTTGCTCCTCCTCTCTTCACCTTCTATTATCGGGGGGCACGGAGGGCACGAAAAATCTTTTTTCGGTGCGTTGACGAAGATGTGGGAAATGTCTTAAAGAGAAGAGTTTCCCGATCACGGAAGTACTGGGCGCTCGTCATTTTGTGGATAAAATCTCGGCGCGCCTGCACCGTTTTGGCCAGATTGAGTGTCCCATCCCCATAATAAATTTTGATGGTGGAGACGGACTCACGCCAATCATAGGAGATAACAAAATCTACTTCTCTCGATCGCCGCCAGGGAGTCGTCGTTTACCGACCCCCTATGTACATGGCCCCAATGATACCCCCCACAAGAGGAACGAGCAGGGTGATTCGGTCCAGTATCTGGTCCCGTTTCAGTCGGGTAATTTCAACACCCCGTATCTCCGCGAGCGTGCGATATTCCTCCGCCATGAGAACCATCGTATCCAGAAGATCCATGAGGCTCTGCAGGGCACGATCCCGCACCTCGATACGCGACTGAAGGACAGGAATCAATTCGCGCAAGAGGCGCTCCGTGGCGAGACGCTGACGTAACTCCTCTGCCGCCCCGTCGTAGGCGAAAAACAATCCTGTGCCCCCCGCCGCATGGGGAGAACTCCCCGTGCACAGCCACACCGTCGGGGTCTGTGAAGACCGTTGGCACTGCAACTCCACGGGGGGCAGACCCGTCTTAATTTCTGGCAGAGGGGGCACAGGAGACGGGGCCGTGAGTGCCGTAATGCTCGTGCGCACCTTCTCGATAGGGGCTAGAGGTACCGCAGGAAGAGGGGGCAACGCGGTCACGCAGCCCGCCAACGTTACCGCGAGAAGGAGGGCTACTCCCCTAAAAAGTGGGCCACGCATGCCGTATCTCATTGCGGATCGCCTCCACATTGACTTCGTGTGCGGGAATGGCTTTCAACTCCGCTTCGATCTTCCGCTGCACGTCCCGTAACTGTTGATCCTTTGTCGCTTCCCCGCGAAGTGTCTCAGCGGCACGGACAATGTGCTCCCGTTGCGCCAGGAGCACTGCGATGTGCTGGGCGGTGTCTGCAGAGACACCCAATTCGCGTAACCGGCGCTGTCGTTGGGACACCGCATAGGTGATCCCGCCCCCCAACAGGAGACCAATCCCCGCGAAGATGTACTTGCGCCATTCAGGACGGAGAAAGGCGACGATCAATAGCCCCCCGATGAACAGCCCCAGGAGAACATACAGGATCGTGTCCATCATGCGCCTCCTTCTCTGGGCGAGGGAGCCTCTGGCTTCTTCCCCTCAGTGTAGGGAATGGGACCCCAGGCCGCTTCCAGCCAGCCCTTCGCGAATCGGGCATAGACCATCACGGCCAGTCCGTCATAGACAAGGGCGTAGACGGCCAGTGATGTGACGGGTTGCTTCGGTTCCACCGCCCACAGAAAGAGCATGGCCCACCCCCAGGGGCCAAACCAGCACACTGCCGTGTCGAGCACCTCCTCATACTGGGCGAGGGCGGCAGGCAAGTGGGTTTTCGCAGTCAGTCGCCGAGTCCAATACGTGACCAACACGAGGGCCACAACAACAATCGGGTTGAGGCGGACTTCTGCGAGCGATAAGCCAAACGCATCCAGGATTGTACGTACCGTGGATCCATTCATGGTTAGCTCCTCCACCAATTGACGAGTTTCTCTCTCACTGTCGAGCCTACCCGAGCCACGCTACTCTCAACATACGTCCGATGCTTATGCGTGGCCCACCCGAGAACCCACAGTCCGGCCCCCGTGAGAGCCAGAACCCCCCCACGCGTGAGGTACAGGGCCAGGAGGGTGAGGCCCGCGACGACGACCATGATCCAGTAATAGGGTTTCATAGGCTTCTCCTTTCGCGCCTCTCCCTCGAAGGCCCTATCCCACAGGAGAGACAAATCCATGTCATCAAAGAAACTCATGCATTCTCCACAGCACGGGCAACAGCCAATAAGAACATGTACCAGGGAAAATCTATCCCAGGATCCACTTTGCGCCCCGCAGGAACACAAATGTGTTGATGCCCCACTACGCGGTGAAGAGGAATAGCATAGTGCTGTATGAGAGTCGCCACCAAATCTTCCGCTGCAGCTAATTGAGGCGCGGGATACGGATCATCACTCTCGTCTACCAACTCAATCCCCACAGAGAACGAATTGACATTCGCTTCCCCGTGGAGAACAGAAGACCCCGCATGCCACGAGGCCCGGGCCACATCAACGCACTGAAACACCGTGCCGTCCCGATCAATCACAAAATGCGCCGACACTTTACTCTCAGGGTTTTCAAACCAGGTCAGTGATCCTTCCGCTGTTTTGCCTCCGGTATCGTGCAACACAACAGCGGTAATGGGCTTGCCCCGAGGGGAAAAGTGCGGAGAGGCACGAAAAGGAATCGTGGCCAAATTCATGGGTCGTCTCCTTTATTTCTTCAGAGTGCTGGGCTGCAGTTTTTCATCATACTGTCGCAGTTGTTCTCGGAGGTCCCGGCACTGGTCCCGGACCGCTTTCTCCGCCTGGGCACACCCCACCCCATAGCGATCTTCGAGATTCCAGATTTGCTGCTGAGTACGGGCCCGATCATCGCTGAGGATTTTCCTGTCCAGACGAAATTCGACCAGTTTCACATCCGCCGCTTTGGCGACCCAGCCATCAAACGCCATCCAGCTCCCGATGATCACCGTGAGTGCGGAAATTGTCGTCACCACTTGGCCTGTGAGGGTAGAGAACAGGCGGTGGACCCATCGCAGAGGTGTCGTCATGGCGTCTCCTTTCTCTACAGTTGAATGGCCCGTAGAGGTGATTGTGTCCCATCTACTAACTGTTGCCGCACTCCCACAGCAAGGGCTTTGAACGTGAGCACTTGCCCCGTATCGGCGGTGCGCACATCATACACATACGCATTGGGCTTCATGACCGTCACGAGTGTTTCCCCCGCGAGCCAGACACGCATTTCTTGCGGTGTCACAGAGAGGGTGGCCGAGGTGCGTGTGAGACGGAGGAAGTATCGCGACGACCCATCACCCAATGTTGCGCCTCCAGAGGAGACCCGATTTGTGGGATTCCAATTCCCCCAGGGTTCGAAGAGCATGTCTCCCGATTTTCGGAACCCGGAGGTCTGGTCTGTCGGCGCCAGAAACCCCGAGGCGGTTGCACTCGCCCAGGCCCCGTCTCCCGTAGAATATTCATAGGCCACGGAGACTACCGTAGACGCCTCCCGTGCCAAGAAGAACCTCGCGAGAGAAAATTTGGAGGAGGCCCCCAGATAGAGATAGGAGGACTGAGGGGCAAAGAAGTCTGTGTTCGAGGAGATATCCCGAGCAGCACTGGTGCGATCCAGGAGACCTCCGCCACTCTCCACAATAAAGGCGCCAAGTGTTGCGATGTTTGTGTGAGACGTTGCCGTCGTCCCACCCCCCCCTCGGATCACGCCTTCCAGACGGGTGTCCGCGAACGTGGTATAGCCCGCTTGTTCCGCCTCAATGCGCGCACTCCCGATGTTCGCGAATCCGCCTTTGGGGGAGTAGAGAGGAATGTGTGTTTGCGTGTGGGTGACAAAATCCTCTGTCACCGTATACTTATACACATCCCCCGACCGAAAGCGCGTATACCCCGACGTGGGGAAGCGCCCCTCGGGGGCCGGATCAGACAAAGAAGTGGTGCGAAAGATTTGGAGAAACCCAGAAAAGGGCTGCGTTCCTGCAGGCACCAGACGTCCAGTTCCCCCTGTCAATATTGCTTGAGCATTGAATACACTAGTTGTGTCAAACAGCGCGGCCCCCCATCCCGCCGGAAGTATTTGCAGTGACAGAGGAATCGTACCCGACCCTACGGCGAAATCGTCCCATTTTTCCCCCTGTGTCGTGTGTAGTGATCCGGAGCCAATCGCGGCTCGATAGTGATCGAGAATGGTCGAGGAAGACAGAATGCGTGTATAGATAGCAAATTCATCTACAACCCCGCGATAGGATAAGCCCGAACCGATCGTCCACTTGGCGATAAATCCCCCTGAGGTTACTGTGTCCGGTCCGTCGGATCCTGATAAGCTCGCCACGAGAGACCCGTTGAGATAAATAGCCCGAAATGTTCCACTGTTCCCGCCGGACACAAGGGCGATATGAGTATACGTTCCCACGTAGGAACTGTATGGTGTTGAGATGCGCCCACTTCCTGCGCTACTACCAAAATCCCAATACAGAATAAAATCTTCCCAGGGTATGTGAGCCATACATCGGTTCGGGTTGTCTAAATTCCCGAGTGTAAAGGCCGCACTCGTCATCACATCTGCACTAATGACCTTCGCGATCAGTTCCACTGTCACGGCGGTATCCAAGGGAAGGGATAAACTCCCTGGAAGCAAAGCAAACGCCGAAGAGACGAGGTTAGGACTCCCTGTAAAGTAGACTGCTCTGTCAGCGTCATCAAGAAGTCCCCCGCTTTGCTCCCAACTCACCACATTAGTATAACTCCCGAACAGCCCCTGCCCCGACCAATCCGCCACGAGTGTTGTTCCGGAGGACTCTCCCAGCCTATAATACGCGATGGGGCTATCCGCACGCACCACGTCTGGGTATCCTCGCACCCGTTGCAGCCGAGCGAGCCCTCCTGCCCCTCCCCCCGTCACCCACGAATCCACCGCAGACACCCATACACTGTTATTCAATCGCCCTTCCAGAGTAAAACTTGTGGCACTCAATCCCATTTCCACAGCACTCGCAGGAGTCGTAAAGTACTGTCCCGAGGGAATCGCCGTGGCGGAGAGCAGAGAGACCACTTCTCCCGAGGTGACGCGATACAATCGCAGTTCCAGGAGGGAGTGGCTGAGTGTGCGCGTGCCGTAGTCCAGATAGTAGTACTGCCCCGAAGACCCGGCCTCTTGCCATCGCGCCACAAGCCCTACACGGGGGCGTATTCCTAATCCGTCCACAGAATAGGCCGAGGCCCGCACAAAGGCATCCCCTGAAAACACTTGACTGGATGTCAGAGCCAATGCGGTGGCCGTGGGCCCCGCCCCGCTCGAAGGGTCTCCTCGTTGCAGCGTAAACGAGGCGACACGCCAGAGGGTCTGACCCAATTCGCGCCAATTTCCTCCCATACTGTCCGCGTCTGTTCTGTCGAATCCGTCCGTGAAAACCAGAGGAGATCCACTTTGAACGAGGGCAAGACTTGTGATAAGCGGATCCAGATACGCAATGGGGGCTAAGGCAAGGGCGGTGCCTTCCTGCTGCTCAAAATCCCCCGCACCGCGTTGGCGATACATAAGGGACCCCGCAAACAAATCTCCACTATTCGCCCGCACGAAGGCCACTTCCACTTGGTTTTCTGTGGGGCGCTTATACGGGGACAATCGAATAAGCTGGTACGGCACAGCAGTCGGATCTATTGTCCCTGCAATGGAGGCTTGCGAGGGCAACGCTGCATCGGTGTAGATGGAAGCATTGTACTCCAAACAACTGAGCAGCATCTCGTCATTTTCCGTCTCCTCGATGCGCACAATGCGGAACTGCTTGCTCACCCAGGCCGGAACATCGTGGGAGACCGCGATCACATCGCCCACCTCGGCTTTCAGGGCCGCAATTCCCACTCGGAAAGTGCACATATGCTGAATCTGAATTGCCTGGTTGAGATAGTATTGCGCCATGCGACTCGCTTGCGTGACACGCTTGACCCCCAGGAGTTGGATCGTTTTGTCTCGCCGATCTCCCGTAGTGTCAATATCCCAGTCATCAAAGGCTTCCACAAAATCATGCCGAAATTTGTCCGCCGCATTGATATACTCCACGCGGACAACATTCGGACGGTTGCGGTAACTGAGTTTCGCCCAGGTAAAGGAGTCCGCAATAATGCTTCCCATGTGAAAGCTCTGAGAGACCGTTTCGGCCTTTTCGATTTTCAGCTTCGCTTGCCCATTGCTCCAAATCAGTAATCCCCGAAAGGTGGAGACCATTTCTCGGATATGATCCAAGATCGGAGACTGTCGGTCCAGCACGTGATCGAGGACAAAGCGCTTCTCCTTTGTCCCATCAGGGTTATCTACCAGTTCATCGCAATATGCCGCTTCTGAGTCAAAACTCTCCAAATTCACTCGCGTCGCCGAGAGCCCCAATCCGTATCGAGCGTTAGTGAGAATATCTTTCACCGCTAATGCCGGGTTGCCCCCCGTGAAGACACTTGTCAGTTTTCCTGTCATTCCCAGATTTCCCAAAGCTTTCACTTCAAAATCATCCAATAAACCAGGACTGCCCCCCGACCCTTCTGTATTGAAGAAAAGCCCCGTAGTTCCTGCGCTTTGTATGATGCTATCCGATACAGAAAGAAGTTCCCCCGAATTGATGAGCAATGTGAGAGTAGTCCCTACTGCTTTCAACACTAAACGGTCCCCCGATACAGGAGAAGAGAGACCTGTTTGTGGCAACGCTCGGCAGGCGATGGTAGTAATCCCTTGCCCTTGAGAATTGGGGCTTACTACTCTTCCGATCTGAACAACATATCCTGATTTTGTCCCCAAGATATTAAGAGCATCAAAGGTACCAATGTAAGCGAGATGGCTGCTATTCTGCACACGAATTTGCACTCCTCTCCCCACCAAGCGACCAGAGGAGGGGGCAGAGGCATTCGATTCCAAATCCACAATCTTCGCAGACGCTTCCACGTCGGGGTCTATATTGAAGGCCCCGTTGACTACCCATTCTCGAGAAAACGCAGGAGCATCCCGACGAGCAGCATTTCCTTGGATTCCCCAAAAACTGGCCGCCTCTATGGGTTCATGCTGCCACATGGATCCAAGATCTGTTGCGTCTGCCCTGTTAAAAGAATCGGAAAAGAGTCCACTAAGAGACTTAGCACTCGTGGCAAGGCCCACGGAAAAATCATCCAAATACATGGAGTCTGTTTGACAGACTAAGCCCGCAAATCCTATGCTCGTAATCGTGGAGTCACTAACAGGGCTAAAGACAGGTACACCATTCACTTCAGCGGAAATGTTCGTTTCCGAGAGGACAAGGGTAAGCAAACTCCCATCTTGGAAGCTAGCCCCCACACATCCCACAAGAGTCACAAAGGCATTGGGTCCCGTAAACCGGATAAGAGACAGGCGATTTTGGCCTGTGTTGCTCGCAGTTTGCCTATCAAGAATTAAGCCATAGGCTTGTTCTGTACTCGGTTGCACTCGTCCTTGGACACCTTGCAGGGAAAGAAATCCTCGAGGTTTGAAGGAGACACGCATGTTCTTAGCGGGACGAAACACTGAAGATGTTGTCATGACTCGAGCCCACCCCAAAGTGGAGAGGGATACTATATGGGCTTGTTGAGAGAGAATATTCCACACTCCTGTGGCAACTCCGTGCTCTGTCCACGCTGTTCCCAGTTGTGCAGCATCCACTCGATTGAAATCATCAGAGAATCCTTCCGCCGCAAGACTGCGCCCCTGCACCTCTGCAGTGACAGCAGGGATACGATTAGCCCGACCCAACCGGCCACTGAACCGGAGATACGCCGTATTGCGAAAAGCGGGGGCATTCGCTCCGAGATTCGCCGCCACAGTGGCGTCCGCACTTTCCACCGTTGTCCCCAGATACGAAACGTAGGACAACCCTTCTTGGGTCGAAATGTCTTGATCGTCCAAGAAGACTTTGGGAACCGCACCAATAGGCCCTTCGGAGAGACCTACCGCAAAGTCAGCGTAGTACCAGACTTCCTTTTGTTTGGGGGGTTCGGGGGATCCCTTACCTCCCCCCACCTCTCGTTCGACGATCTCTGTGCGGTTGTTCCCGAGCCACATCAGGTTGCCTGCGATGCGGCACAACCCATAGACTACGGGCACTGGGAGGTTGCGATGAAAGGTGTTAAACTGGAGATCCTGAATCTGAATTTGGGAGTCTTGAGTTTTATTCTTCGGGGGATCGAGAAGACCCCCAAGGCCCATGCCCAAGACAAAACCGAGTTGGGCTTGGCCGAAAAAGCCCCCCACAACAAGCCCAACGCCTCCCCCCACCACCTGTCCGACAGATCCCATCTACGTGTCTCCGAGTGCGGCGGACACCGCCAACGGTCGGCTCGCTCCCGCGTAGCTTACCACCCAGGCCCGGTGGGACAGCACGCCGATGTCCACACCCCGGCCATTGATAGAATGAATAAAGGTCCCCTCGCCCAGATAAATCCCCCCATGCGTAATCGCGGGAGACTTTGCGGGCGCGAGCACTCCGGGACGAAAATAGGGCACATCGCCCATCAGTAACTCATTTTTGTCCACAGGTGTTCCATACGCGAGCAGTGCCGACAGGTAGCGCTCTTCTGGGGTGTGCAAATACCAATCGGTGGAATACGTCTTGCCGTCTCCGTCCGGCACAATGATTCCCACCTCCCGAAAGATACACACAATTAACCCGAGGCAGTCCACCCCTTGGCTTTTGGTGCGCCCGTTGTGGAGAAATCCTACTCCACGCCACGCGTGGGCGACGCGCAGGAGACAATCCTCAAACTCAGGACGTGTCATCATCGCTAGATATACGGTTGCTGGGGAATTGTGGGGAATCCCCCATAGTTGACGTAGTTGCTATACTTATTGATGCAATCATCAATGTTTTTCCGGCAGCCTCGCGTTAGGGTGAACACATCTCCGGAATTGATAGCAAAGGGGAATGGCACACGCACTGTCGTACTATTGGAACTCTGTGACGAGCCCGTCGCTTCCCGCCCAATGTTGCGATTCGATCCTGTGTTAAAAGTGAGTGTGCCAATGGGCCCCCAATATGTGTCCCCCTGGCCACTCAGGACAGCGGCCACGAGAACAGAATCCGTGGACGAGCCAATCGCTGTACCCGTCAGAAGATTTGTCCCCACAATCTTACTCACGGTACAGGAGGGATCATAGTGCTGATAGTTACACAATGTGGAATACATCCGTCGGGGCACCATCTGATGGAGAGAGTCAAGCCAACTCCGCACTTGCACCGTGAGCTTCGATTGATCGAGGGAAGGCTCATCCATCCGCCCATCAAAAATTACCACATAATTCCCCGCGCCCAGTTGTTCGCGAACGGCTTTCTTAAGTACAACGCGACGCCCCACAAAGTCTGTGGCAATTACTCGCTTGGCTAAAGTAAGATCCACATTGTCCAGTTGGAGAGCCATTTCGTCCACTTCCAATTCGGCGGAGGCACGCACAGCGGAGCGGGAAAAGCCAAACGGGGAGTAGGTTTGTGTGCCCAGCACGACGTAGTCATCTGCCTGGGCGAAGTAGAAGGTCTCCGTGTCGAGATAGATCTCCAACAATTCAACAGGTTTGTTTTCATCCTGGGTGATAACCGAGGCAATACTTGTCGGGAGGTCTCTCATCGCGTTAACTCCGTACTTCCGTGAAGTCTACCCCGAGAGTGGTCATGAGGGCTACCAAGTATTCCTGGCCAAAGGTATCCTGGGCAAATCGGGCCGTGATCACGGGGGACACTGGGGCCCCCAGCGGATAACTGTTCGCCGCACTCTGTGTCGCCGAGGCACTTTGAATACGCACATGCGAGGCATTCACGACTGAGGTAACAGTAAAAGTGTCAAACGTACCTGCCGCATTCTGCACATACAGTTTGGCCCATCGAGAACTCAATTCACTCGTGAAGTCTTGCGTATCGGAGAGTCCGAGCGACAACCCTCCCACATATGCTGAAGCGACAGTGGTTAGTTGCCCAAATAAGGGAAGATTAAACGTACGGAAGGCGCCCTGCTGCACTTGATAAAAGCGCCAGATGTCGGCCACATCATCGGGGGTGATTGTGCCCCGTTCGTACCGCATCCGCACGGTCATGCGGGGTTTGATCCACTTCGCACGACGCTGTTCCGCCCCATTCTCAAATTCGGAAATGAGGGTATGCCAACTGTCCATGATCTGCACATTCGCAGGGCGCCAAATCCACACCGACCCCGGAACAAGACCGACGTAGCCCATAGAGGAAGTACTCCTCCGCTACCCCCGCTGTACAGCGCGGCGCATGGGGCCATTCCCCCGCATGGAGGCCATCACATCATTCACCACCACACGGCGATTCTTGGCCGTTTCCCGTGCCACAATGGCAGTAAGATCCTCTTCCTTGAAGACATTAATCACCGTCGTGCCTCCGCCCAAGGCCCCCACTTCATCGAGAGGAACAACCGCTTCTGGGCCTGCTTCTCCAACGAGGCTCAAAGTCGGTTTGCTCACAACGCCCCCATGTTGGAGTGTCGCCAAGCCCAAATCGGCGAGACCTCCCCCACTTGTGCCAAAAAGGCTGCCTAAAAGGCCAAAGAGGCCTCCCCCCGCCGCTTGCCCCATTCCGGGAGCGCCTCCGCCCCCAAAAAGCAGACTCTGCGCGACAGAATCGGCAGCGATTCTCACCATGTTTTTCCAGAATCCTGTCCAGAGATCCCCAAAATTTTGCAGGTCTCCGGTCGCAAAATCCCCCAACGCTTGCCCGAGAGACTGACTCACCTGCTGGGTCATCGCCTCGGTGGATTCCAGAAGAAGACGATTATTGTCCTCCCACGCTTGGCGTCGGCTTTCGTTGCCCGCTTTGACAATAGCATCAATCTCTTGCCCTGTCGCCAATTCTTCGTCAATAATTCCTCTCCGGCCAGATTGTTCAATCAGGAGACGTTCCCGCGTGGCGGCACGAAACCTCTCAAGCATCTGGCGGTTAGCGGTGTCAAGGGATCGTAACCATTCCTCCAACACCTCAACACTTTCTCCCATCACATCGCGATCGAGGAGAAAACTTTCTTGCACCTTTGTCCGTGTGGCTCGCTCCACGGCCTGAGTGCCTCGCTCTAAGGAGATTAGCCATTCCTGTAGTACGTCAACACTTTCTCCCATCACATCTTTGTTTATGTTTAACTGTTGTGTTTGGAGAGAAATCTGTGTCCGAAGAGCAGCTTGCTGGCTGGGAATAATGTCTAAGAGCAGCCGAAGACGATCAAGTTGATTATCGTAGTCTGCTGTTCCTTTTTGCAGGCCTATTAGACCAGCCAGCCCGCCTATGAGAGATTTGTTCCACTCTTCCGCAGCAGCCCGCGCCGCATCAATCGCGTCACGTTGCTTGAGCAAGGCCACTTCAGCCTCAGACAAAACAGGAAGTAATCCTCCTCGAAAAGCAGCCAATTGAAGAGTGTTCGTCTCTTTCTGCAAGAGAGCGACGGTCGCAGTGAGATCTCGAGTAACTTTTTCCGCTTCTCCTCCTCGCGAGGCAAAAAAGGCGAGAGCCGTCGCAGCGAGTCCAATAATCCCTGTGATCAAACCAATCTTTGTTCCCAACTCGAGGATATTCGCTGTGAGTCGAACAACGTTGCCTGTCACAGCAGAAACAGCAGGAGAAAGGTCTTGCCCGAGGAGAAGAGACCATTCCGAGACGTCACGAGCGGCCCCCAAAACTCCTCGGCGAACAAACTGGAGTTGCCCTCCAAATCCCGCACTCGCTTTTGCTACCACATCGGTAGACTCCCCTGCTCGACGGAGAGCCTGCGACGCAGACTCCCCCGCAGGGCCCAGTTGCTTGAGGCTAGAACTCACAGCACTTAGCTGCTGACTGGCCTGGTTGCGCAGTGTTACAACAATTTCTATAAGATTCTCACCTGCCATGTCGCGTCCTCTCTAGCCATCTCCGATATTCCTGATCCTCCGCTTGTTGACCCACAGTTGCTACAGTGAGGGAAAACAAGACATCCTCTAGCGGGAGAACAGCCAACTCACTAGGGAGTCGTCCGTACCGCTTCGCCAGGTAATCCAGAATCCGCAAGGTCTCTCTCTCCACGAAAGGATCCGCCCGCATTGGGTCCTCCGGGGGGAAAGGACAATACTCGAATCTCCGTGACGAGAACCCCATAATCGGATTCCAGACAGTCTATAGAAATTTCAGTCTCGGTGTGCTCCCCAATGGGGGAGGGGGTCACCGTAAAAGCAAAAGTCTCTTCTTCGCGCACCTCAACCACGCGCAAGACACTCCGTAAAACAATATCCCGTAATATGGCCAGGGATTGAGATACTGCCTCTTGCCGTTGCTGTTCCGAGAGACCTTCCCACTTTTTGTCCGTGTCTTGCAAACTCTGTACCTGCGTCTCGTGAGAAAGAAAGAGCCCCAAGTCTTTTCCTAACAACTTACGCACTTGTGCATAGAGGGGATACCCTTCTTGCTGAGACGCCCCAGGTAGCAAGACAAACTTTGTCCCTTTGCGGTGAAACACTTTCAGGCCATTCACGGGCACATCCATGGAGACTCCTTTCTTGAGGTCTAACCCCCTTATTGATAGTTGACTTGTGAGTTGACGAGAGTAATCTCAATCGCCTGGTTGGAGCCTGTGTTGAACACCCCTCGGGCGGCAAAATCTACCGCCACACGCCCCGGACCCCCCACTTGCACAGGCACGCCCTCATACCGGAAGGAGGGCACATCGATGGTGAGGTAAGGCCCCGAGGTGACCATCGGAGCCAAGTGCAGCAGCAGACGCCGCTCTGTCTGGGAGACAAATTCGCTGTACTCCGTCAAATCCCCCAGATCAAATCGCCCCGACAACCGCACGTTAGGGAATCCATTCCGCCCAAAGCGCCCCCACCGACGCGTGTTGTCCAGAATCAAGATCCCCTCTACGGGGTTCTCCAGCACGAGGGTCATCGCTTCAATGCTCGTGTTGGCGGACCCTCCGAGAGAGACCGAGGCCACCGCCCAGGTCCAGGGTGTTGCGGTGGGGAAGGTGGCGGTGGGCTGGGCCATGAGAGATGTCGTTCGCGCCATCACGTGGGCGGTCGCTCGCACGAGGGCGCCCGTCTCGATGACCAACTCCATTCGCGGGAAGATCGCATCGGTGAATTGATACGAGCGATCCACTCCCCGGTAAATCTGTGTGGTGTACGGGGGTAAGGGAGATGACCCACCAAAGTCCGCGAGGCGGAAGGTGAACGTGTGCTTGTAGTCTTGGAAGCCCGTGACCGAGGTCAGGTTAATCGAACTCGCCTGCCCAAACACCCCGCGCAGGAAGTGCCCAATGTCGCGCGGATGGGGTTCCATAACAATGTCCCCCTCCGCTCGATCGTGACCCGCAACCACCCCCGGCTCCACGAGGCTGGCCTTGATCCCTAGTTGTGTAATCAGGTCAATTTGGTGAACAAGAGTTTCCGAGACGAATGGCAGGAAAAACCAGCTCGCGGTGTTCGTGCCAAAACTGTTTTGGCGACTGACGGCCAAATGCCCGAGTGCCCCTGTGCTCATGGTTATATCTCATGTGGCCACTCTGGGCACCCCTGTGCGTATTACGTCGTTGTCGCAGTCTGCTCCACATCGAGCAAGATGCTTCCCCCCATGAGAAATCCCGCCTCCGTGCGCCCCGATTCGAATTCTCCTCCAGTGATACGCGCCAAGGCGACAGTACTCCCCAGGGTCGGATCGTTGAGCAGCGCAATCTCCACTTTCCCCATCAAGTCATCCCGCTTGCGGGAGGCCGCGGTCAGGGATTCCGTGTCGTGTTCAAAGCACCACACCTCAAACCGCACACGGAAGCGCTGCTGCTTTCCCGCCGCAATGGGACCTCCCGCATCTTGCCGACTCGCCAAGTAAATCCCGATCCAGGGAACCTGCTCCACAGCCAGTTCCACATCTTCTTCGAGGGTAATCGTCGCTCCCGAAAGATCGCTCGCAGCCCGAAGGGCCGTTTCAATCGCTTGCTCAATGACAAAGTAATTGATACGGGCCACTTACCCTCCCCCACGTTGTGTTAGCACATCTCGAATATAGCCTGCAACAGTTTTCACCGCAATGTCTTGCGCGACACCAGGAGAAGGCAGCAGAGGACGGGCAGGGAGCCCAGGGTGGCGAACTTTTTTCACCACCAAGAAGGGCAAGCGGGCAAAGTCCTTTTTCGATCGCCCCGCCCCACGAAACGTGGTGAATCCCCCTTTCCCTCGCTTCTCCCCTCGGAGAAATTTCTGTGTGCCCACAGCCGATTTGACTTTCCCATGGGGAGAGGGAAAAGCGAGGGCTTTTTTGTTCCGGGGATAGATTGTATAGGGGGCCGTTCCCTTATGATGCCACTCCGCCCGAGGATCTGCGCTCCCGACAACAGCTTCTGTTGCCGTCGCCCGATACGTAAAACTTTGCCGCAACCGTCCACTATCCTGCAAGGGGACACTGCTCTTCCTTCGGCGTCCCAAAATAGTTCCCTCTTTTAGCGGGGCCCAGGGGCGCTCTGTCCCGCCCTCCTGAAAATTTTTCTGTATCCACTTCCAGAGTTGGAGAGCGATTCGCTCGTGAACAGGTTGCAAATTCTCCAGGCTTGCGTGCAAGCGAAGCAAGAGACGCTGCACGATATCCGTCCCCGTAATCTGAATGCTAATTCCTGCCATCTCGTGTCCTTCTAAGGGAGACGATTATCGCGTTCATCTTGTACGCGATCAGGGTCAATCACAGCGTCTTCCGCTCCCAACGCAGCGGCCCACGTCGGGACATATTTCTCTGTCGAGGACCACGGGGTGAGCGTCTCCCGATCTCCTATGAGGGTCACCCCCGCCGACGTGACGAGATACAGAGACCCTGCCGCGAGAGCCGTCAACCGGTCCCGGGCATCTGTGAGCCAACCCTCCACCCACTCGCTGGCGTTTTCTTTTTGTTGACTGAAAAATCGGCGCAGGATGCGGGCCGTGGCGAGCGTTTCGGTGATATCCTTCAAGAGGGGAGGGGACCCCGCGACAGGCACAGTATAGCGGCCCGCAATCGAGGCATGGACATCCGCCTCCGCCCGATTGATAAAGGACTCGATGTTTACAGACGTGAGAGTGGTAACCGATTTCAGAGCGGAATAGAGTTCGAGGACGCCATCTACCGTTCCATAATTAGGCACCGTCCACTACTCACTGTGCCACTCATAGGGCAAGTCACTCCTTTGACGGCGTGACAACACGCTGTTCCATACTTTTCCAGGGCTTCCCCGCATAGATCGTGGTGACACTCTGAATCAGGGAGGGCGACGAGCGCACAATGACGCCGCGCCATTTACAGATACGGCACATCGCCCGCAAGACGCCAAAGAGATACTCACTCAACACCGTATAACAATTAGGGCAGCGCACGCGGTAGGCTTCATCCGGGGCGTGAATGTGCTGGGCCTCCTTGAAGAACGTCTCCAACTCTACGCCCATCTTAGGCGTACCTCCCTGTAAAGGGACTCACCGCACTTTTGGCTTGGGCGTCCAAGGAGCGGATCCAGGCCTCCACAGAGGAAAAGCGTCCCCGTCGGGCTTCCCCCGGAGCGGCGCCTGTCCCCGGCGCGGCCCCCAGAGACCAGACCGCCTCAAACCCTCGCCCGAGAATAGCGAGCGCCTCGGAATAGTAATCGAGGCCATCTCGGGCATATAGGCTAGTATCCGCCAAAAATTCCTTTTCGTAAAGAGTTATTGCGTCCTCGCAATATTTGACAACCTCGGGGGTCATCTGCCCCTTGTTACGTTCCAACTCGTACCGCGCGAGGTGAAGGAGATCGCGAATCCACAAAAACTTCCCCAGGGTGCGTTCGGGATACTTCCGCCGATCCGCAATCATGAGGCCAATGTTCCGTTGGAACTTCACCCGCCGTCCTTCTTCCACAAGGTACCCATCATGGGCGATGTCCACGTCGGAAAGCACAATCGCGGGCACGACACTTTCGTTCAGAGCAGTTTCCGGATGCTCATGCACCTTCCCGAAGAAGCGTATCCCCTTACCATTGCGAAAGACCCGAATAGGAAGATCCGGCTTGAACGCATTGGGGGGGGAAGCACTAAAATGATGTTGCCGAATAGCGTACCCATTAAAACAATTGCGCCGTATGTACTTCTCGAGGTTGGGTGCGCGGAGCAACTCTTCATCGGCATCGATCCAGATGATCCAGTCCCCTGTCGCTTCTTTGATCGAGATATTCCGCACCCCCTCAAATCCCCAGGGTTCATGATCCGTGGAGGAGAAGTGGGCGGATTCCAATTCTTTTTCACAGGTGAGACAGTACAAGGGAGAGGGGGAGTCCAGGACCCGAGCCCCCAGACTTATAGCGAATTCCCGCGTGCGATCTGTTGAGCTACAGTCGGCCACAATAATTTCTGCGGCGAGAGGGCGAATACTGCGCAAGGCGCGAATAAGCAGCGCTTCTGCATTCTTTGTAATGATGCACGCGGAGACTGTTTGCTTGCTGGGCCGATATTTCGTCTTGGCCATCTGCGGGGCTGCCACGCTTCGCCACAGATCCTCCCACAGGGGGCGCCAATACTTGGTCAAGACGGTAGACCAAGGAAGAGCCACAGAGGGGTCCACAATCATTTTCGCCCGCTCTTCCCGCTGCCAGGGGGAGGATTGCAGGGCGTGTACCAGTTGGGTCACAAAGTTCTGCGGAGAAGTTTTCCGCCCGTATCGCACGGTCTCCTGCAACGCCATAGTGGGGACCACCACAGGGACAGCCCCCAATCTTTGTGCTTTGACAGCAGTCAGGCAAAACCGCTCTCCACCCGTACAAGGATAGACCCACACCGCTGCGGTGAGGAAGGGGGACAGGTCCCCCCCTGTGGTCCGGGGATGCACAACAATGCCCGGCTGGTCCATCTTGCCCACCATCAGGGTTTTCCACGTCACGGCCTCCGCATTCCCCGCTGTCAACCGATCGAAAAGATCCCATCCATACCACACATGGAGTTCGGCCTGGGTCACTTGTCGGCGGATGTCTCCCCACTTGTCCAGCAGGAACTCTAACCCCCGATCGAACGACGAGGCATACACCATATGCGCAGGATTTCTGTCTAAGAGAACAGAAGTCTCCCAATACAGGGCGGGCAATCCGAGGGGAATCGCCACGATTTTCTCTGGAGACACCCCCGGATTCAACGAGAGAATCTCCCGTCGGTGCCATTCGGAGAGAGCGATAATCTTGTGGAGGCGAGCTACCCGTTCAGGGGTCAACATGGAGGGATCACAGGGATCTGCTGTCCAAAACAGCAGACGTTTCGTGTTTACGGGCACATCGAGAAAGCACTTCATAGAGATGCACACGTCGCGAGCCTCGTCCGGGTTGAAGGCGTTGTGCGGGGCATAGTGCACTCGCGCAGGGGAGACCCATTCCCCAGAAACCTCTGCGGGGGGATTATAGTACACCTCCGTCTCGTGTCCCTGCTGGGCCAACGTCTCCGCAAATTCCACCACCGCCTCTTCGCTCCCTCCGTAACTTTTCGAGTCTTGTGGGTTCCAGCCCCCCGCAACAGGATTAACCATAAAGGTGATCTTGGGCCGCCGGTACCAGAGAATCTGTTCTCGATGCGATGCGGGTTGAAGAATCACGTGCCCCCCCACCACACGATCGCCAATCGCCGCCCGTAACTCCTCCTCATTCAGACACCGCACATGCTCACGCGCTTCATGTTCATTCTCGTAGTGGGGCACAGCGGTCGCGGGGGTAGTGATGTAGATCCACCCCCCAGGAGCCAGGCGCCGTTCCGCCGCACGGAGCAGGGCGACAGGGTCAGGGACATGCTCCAGGAGTTCCATAATCAAGATGGCATCCACCAATTCCGTGAGTCCAGGTTGTGAGGGATCCTGGCTCTCCGCAAAATCATTGACAAACTCACACGACAAGCCAAGCATCTGTGCGCTATTCTGCGCATGTGCGAGAGCCGTTGCATCCAGGTCCACCCCAATCCCTCGAGCTTTGTAGGCCAAGCACAAGTGTAACAGGGCGAACCCATCGAAGCACCCCAGATCGAGAATGGTCTGTGGGGGATGCTCGGCCATCGCCGCTCGGACCTGGGCAAGACGCGGAATTCGTTGGTCCATCGTCGGAATACTCTGCGCGGGCACAAAAGTCCCGCGATGCGCCGTATAAAAGTCCCGATAGGCTTCGGGGGAGGCCAGGTGAGCAACCCACTCCTGAATCTTCTGCCGTGCTCTCTTTCCCGCCTCCTCCTCGTGGTGCGCGGCACAATACTCTTCGATCAACCGTTGGGCATCCAGAGCCCGATCTTGCCACAGCAGAGCCACAATGCTTTCAGGCGTGTGTGCCATTCTCTCCTCCGATGGTGTCCACTATCTGTTCCCACTGCTCCGCAACGCCATCCCAGTCAAGCCCTTTCGCATGGAGCAGACCCGCCTGTGAGGCCCGAGTCCAGGCAGCCTCATCCCGCAACAAGTGGAGGCAGGCGTCCACAAATTTTTCCTGATAAACAGAGTCTGCCGCGCCTTTCCCCTCTTCCCAGGGGATAAGAACACCTGCGTCGGGGTGTAAGGTCTCCGGCAACGCGGCCAACTGCGACCCCACGAAAGGCAATCCACAGGCCATCGTTTCCATTGCACTGATACACGAAATCTCCTCAAACGAAGAGGGGTAGATGTACAGTGCGGCGGTTTTGTACAGCTTATACAAATCCTTTTTGTTGAGGGCCCCCAGATGACGGACCCGCCCCCCAAAGTAATTGATGAGAGCATGACACTTCTCGTAGAGCGGGCGGAGTTGGTCTGTGTAATTGTCATACCCTCCCAGATACAGGCGAAGATCGGGATCTTTTTGCAACAGACGCGGGAAAGTCTGTTCGAGGAGAATCTCCAACCCTCGTTCCGGGCGAGCCGTAAAGACAAGAGCCTTCCGATCGCGCACCGTGACAGGGGGGGGCACGCTCGCAATCAACTCGAGATCTACGCCATTGCGCGTCACCGTGAAGGCGGCATCCGGCAAGCCATAGACTTCTTGATATTGCCGCTTCATAAACTCGGAGAGCACCAACAGGCGATCCACGCTCCACATAACACCACGAATGGGATCCCCATAGCGTTTGAGGGCCAAATCGTGCATCCACCAGAGGCGTACGCCTGAGAGCAGAGGAACAGTCAGAGGGTGGGGCACCCGCTGAATCACCGTCACATCGTGGGGGGTTTTCAACGCCCACTCCAAAAAGCGATCTACCCGGATAAAGTGCACCCGATCATAAAAGAGACCTTCTTTGGGGCACCGGCAGAAGAGATACACTGTGTGCCCGCGCTTGGCTAAGGCCCGAGCGACACAGAGACCTGCGGTCTCAGACCCTCCAACCGACTTCGTCTCGTAGACCTCGGGATCGAGGGGCATTCCTTCGACAAAAAACACCCAACTGAGAGGATCCACAATACACTTTCAGGGCCACTGCGGGCACGGCGCGAAAACTACATCCTATTCAGTTTAACCAGCAACATGCCAAAAGCGACGAATCCGGCCAACGACCAAAACATGAGGCCAAAGGCCGTTGCGTACATTACCCATGGGGGAAACACCGGAGCGCACATAGATTCTCCTTTCCTCAACCACTCGCAACCACCTGTCCGTGCTTCCATCCCCCTAAATCGGATTCCTTAAACTGAATATAGGCCTCCCGACTCACGGCTGGATGTCGCGCTAGCACCTCAGGATGATCTTTCCACTTCTCACGGAACCGTTCACCGTCGCGCATCTCTACTTCAGTATCTTCCGCACTCGTGAAGCTGTCTCGCCTGCTCTGTTTATCGAGATGGCAGATAGGCAAATCTGCCACCCTGGCCGGCAGAAGGGTCGTGTCTTGTTGCTCACTCGCTTTCACAATGAGACGTTCCACATAATCCGTATCCCCAAAACAGACATAGAAACGGGGATCAAACCACCCCACTTCTTCACGCAACCTCGGCCAATCCATGAGCACGCAAGCCCCGTTATACCCTGGGTGAAGAGGGAGAACTGTGGGGATCTTCGCTAAGTGAGGCAGGGCCGCTAAGCCCGTGACCACATCCGGACCCACAAAGGCTTGGCGCTTCTCCTGAAAAATACGCTGTAAGGCCGGCACCACTCCTGGCCCAAGGAGCACATCGGAAGTGAGCACGAGCACGCTCTCACTGCGGGAAAGAGCCAGCCCCCGATTCACCGAAGCCCACACCCCAATGTTTCTCTCGTGGACAATCACCTGATGCCGCGCGAGGTTCTGGACATGGGCCAAGATTGGTCGTATCTCGGGGTCCGTCGAGCAATTGTCTAAGACCACGACGGAGGCAATCTCTTTCGAGAATCCAAAGGCCCAAAAAGAGGTGAGGGCCAGCCACAAGGACACAGGAGCATTCCTCACGGGCATAATGACATCTATCATGGGGGGTCTCCCTCCTTTATGGGGGGCTCGGGGAAGTTCGTCTCCAGAGCATAACCAGCCCCCCGCACCTCACTCAATTCGCCCATGAATGTCAATGGCCCTGACCCTTCAGGGAGCTGGAGAATCAAACGATCCGCGATCCCATAGACCACCCTCTGGAGGCGCTGTCGAGCCGCGAGATCCTTCTGCCCACTCGCGTTAAATTCGGCCCACATCACAAGGATACGCAATTCGTGGATCGTGATCCTCACCGCCACTTTCTTGTCCAGGTCTGCGGGGATTCCCTCATCCCCACACTGGGGGCATGCCTTGAGTTCAGGATTAGGCTCGACTTCGTGAGAACAATGGAGACAGAGCCAACTCATTGCAGCTTCCCTGGCTGTAGCAGGGTTCCCTCTGTGTCTTTTTCTTCGACACCGCTGGGGGGCACCCTCACATGCTGTTCCTCCGCAATCGCCTGCAGAATTTCTGTGGGAATCACTCCCAGCGCCATGTCGCCGTACTCGCCAATGAGAATTTTCGCCTCATGGAGACGGGTCTGATCGTGGCGTTCTTTCTGGTAGTACGAGGAGGTCGCACCCCACCGCGCCCGATCCCCCTGCTCCCACGGAGGGAGATCGTCGCGCAGAAACGGTTCTTTCGTGTGTTGCACCATCGTGGTGCCACACAGGACGAGGCGCCACCCCGCCGCGCGACACTGCAGGGACATCGCGACATCGTCCAAGTAGGTAATCCGAGGGTCATAGTGCGGGCGCCACGCGAGAGAGTAGAGAATACAGAACCCGAAACACGTGACCATCTCCGCCGTTTTTCCGTGTACCAGAGCATCTTGCAGCGGGGTGAACCCATCCTTCGTTTCCATCGGATTGATCATTCCCACTTGATCAATGCTCCACGCAGTGGCCATAAGATCCCGCAACCATCCCGCAGACACGATAGTGGTGTCATCCTCCAATATCACAACGTGACTGTATCCGCGTTGCTCGGCCCACGTAAAGACTCGTTGGCGCTTTTCTCCTCGCGGGAGAGCGGGACTGACCTCTAAGCGAAGGGCGAAAGACATCCCCGCATCCACCGTTCGCAGAGATTCGAGGCATCGCTTCAGTAAAGGATTGCTCTCTTCCCCGTGGCGAGAAGCAATGCCCACCGCGACACCCCCCCGCTCCCGTGTCACAGCTGCAACCTCACTGTCGCAGGGAAATTCTCAAAGGTCAGCTTCTCCTTGCAGTCGTCACAGAGGAGTCGGTTGTGACCAGAGTGCTGTATATCGTTGAAGTAGATCACCAGCCACCCCTCGGGAATCGCCGCATATCGTAAAGGGGAAAGAATATCTTGAGAATAGGTGTGGTTATCCTCTTTCCCACAGCCGTCGCACCGACAAACGATGTGATGCGTAATCATACAGTACCCTCCATCGTCGAATCAGAGTGCTGTATATCCATGCCGATCACAGCGCAACACCCCCTCCGTTAATGTCCACCCCTCCAAGAGGTGAGGAACAGGCCCAGCACTAGGCAGTACTCCGGTGTATTCGTACTTCTCACTTTTCTGGATTCCGCACTCGTCACACGCGTAGGTGACACGCAATTCGATCACAGATCCTCCGCTTTTAATTCCCCCGTACCTTTAAGCTCTCCGAATCCTTTAGCTAGATCTCGCGCAAAACCTGTCTGCAGGAATACCTCTTCTATTGTTAGTCCTAACTGCCCGCACGCCAAGCACCTCTTACAAGTAGGACAAGTATTAGGATACCAACAGCAGGTACAAATACCCGATTTTGTCCCTCCGCAATCGTTGCAGTTTATCATGACCCATGTTCATCCACACGCTCCCACGCGAGGGGAGAATAAAACATAAGGCATTCCCCGCCCAAATAAGGTATGGTAACTTTCCGTGTAAAATAGTATTCCCCTTGCTCGTCCACAAACTTTTCCCCCTCAGTAAGCCCCCACTCACAACACAACGTGGGCACACGTTGAACAACTCTGTATGTTGCTCCCACCTCTACGCGAGCAATCACACGGTGCCCATCGTCGCGGGGCATACATGCCCTTGCATGATAGGAGTGGTCGGATGTGTTTCCCTATACCCACACTTTGGGCAGATCATGGGGTAGATCATCTCAAAAGACTCCACGTCTTCAGGTGTTCCGAGACTCTTGAACTCGTCCACGTTCACCGCCTTCACTTTCGCCCCGTACCGTTCGATCACTTCGTTGTATGTCGGCGCAAGGTAGAACTCCCCCCTGATCCGGTGATTCTGTGCGATAAGGATACAGCACGCGTCCACGAGATCCTGAGCATGCCGCCACCAGTAAAATCCCACAGTAGCCTTAACGGATATGGGCTTCTTCTCGGCAACTTCTGTGATCCACCCATCCACTTCTCGTACATAGCTCCACCGATCCCCCTCGCCCCGGAATGTGAGGACATATCCATCCCATTTTTCCTTCAGCGCCTGTTCCTGCAACGCCTCCAAATCATGACGGAACCACTGATCGGCGTTCATCACGGCCACTGGCTCCCCCGGGGGCAATGCGAGAGCAGCGGCCAAGACAGTGCACGCAGCGCCCTGGGTGGGGCCCCAGAGGAAAAACGAGAAAAGGTTGCGTTTATTCCCAATAGGGCCACATCCGTGTATTTCGTTGCTGTTGAGCACCAGGTGAATATTCCACTCGGGGGGTATAGGATCAAGAGCCCACTCGATCATGTGTCTGCCCCCGATCTTGATAAGTGGCTTGGGCACAGTATACCCCGCCTCCTTAAACCGCCTGCCGGCACCCGCCATAGGAACGATGAGGTGCATTGTCATTCCTCCTCGTCTCGTTGGCATGTTTCACAAACTTTGCGCATTAGGTCTGCTCCACGAGCTTTGCCCGCCCCTTCTGCTCTGCCTGTGCAAAACATTCGGGGCAGAGGGCATAGCCTGTTTTTGTGCTGATGTACGCCTCCCCAGCATTAAAGATCTTCTCACAGAGCACATTCGAACAGACGGTCGTGGGGGGTTCAGCACAAAGTAAAGGACTCTCATTTGCGTGCTGGACCGTGAAAGGAACGTCTCGGCGAATGTTCAATTCGAGAACATGAAAGAGATATCCTAGCGGATCCGGAGACTCCACTATTTCGTGATACGGAATAGTAACGAGTTTATAGTATACCCGATTCGACGCATCGCACCGAAACACCATGGTAAGGAGAACCACCTTGTGGTTTTCATCAAAGCACTGGGAAAACCCTATGATGTCGGGGTAGAGATGTTGAAGGCGGGCAAACATCTCCTCTATCGCAAGTCTGGGAAAGGGAAAGGTCACCATGAGACAATCTCCACGTGAGAATGCTCGCCCACCGCCCTGTGGATTCTCGGGAGGAGAGCGAGGGTCACCTCCTCAGGCCCCGCGACAGAGACTAGCCGGCACCTCGCTGCCAACGCCGAGGCCTTCCCTGGCTCGGAGTCCTCGACAACGACAAGATCGCACGGAGAAATTTGAAAACGCATCGCCGCCTCCAGGTACATCCCTGGATCCGGCTTTGGGGGGGCGTCTTCGTTGGAAAGATAGAATTCGGTGAAGTCCAACAATCCCGAGAAGAGCAGCATCATTCGCACGGACTCTCGCACCGCATTGGAGCAGACGGCGATCCTCCATCCCGTCACTTTCAACTCCGAGAGGAGATCACACTTGCCCTTCTCGGGGCGTAATTCTTTGATGGCCTCAACCGTATAGTGCTGCTTTATGGAGGCCAAGTACTGCACGGTGTCTCCCAGAACTCTTCCGCGATTGGGGATTCGCCCTTGATCCAGAAGCATCCTCAATTTTACTCGTGTGGGTAACCCTTTGAACACCGTATGATGCTCCTCGGGAGTAATCGTCGCATGCGGGCCATACCCTTGGAGGGCGTCGTTAAGCGCCTGAAAGTGCAAAAAATCACAATCACACAGGACCCCGTCAAGGTCGAAAGCAATGTATTTCTGATCTTTCACGCCCCCTCCCCCCGTGGCACAACGTGAAGAGGGGTCTCCTCCGGGATGCCCGCTGAGGCATACGTGGCCAGGAGAGAGTTATCCAACAGGACATGCTCACGATCAATATGAAAGTCCGCGACCAGACGGCCCACGGGATAGCGTTGGTCAATCCATTTCTTGTAGGCATACACGTCGGGCATATGGGCCCGCACAATGGCATCTATCTGACTCACCGTATTCATGTCGTGAAAAAAGGCGTAGATGGTGACAATGGTCCCCCGAGGAATGAGGAGATCGGAGACTACTGCTCCAGAGGACTCTTTCCTTTTCTGCCACTTACGGAGTAGGGAAAACAGCCACATGGTTACCCCCGCACTGCAGACACTTTTTCGTTCCGCTTCTCCGCGAGTTCCATCAGGGTCACCGGTCTGACAACACAGTCGCAGCACAAAAACACTTCCTCCATGAGTTCTTTGTGATCCTCCTCGTCCATGGCAACCGCCACCGCGTCCACAGTGGGAGCAAAGACCTCGGCGAGGGCGAGGGATCCCCCCCAACACTGTGTCAAACCCAACACCTGGTTAGTGGCCTGTGGCTTAAACACGGCGATGGAGAATCTCGCCACATAGAACGCTGGGGCAATTCTCCCCCCACAGGCATCGCAGGGGCGTATCTCCGATAGCTTCATAGGGTCTCCTTATTTTTCCCCACTCACACAAAATCTCCACTCGTTGCATCCAGGAGAAAGGGCGATTGCCAAGTAAGGGAGCGCTTACGACTCTTCGGCATTCGTCGCCTTCTCCGCCCGTTCCTGTTCCTTCTCCCACTCCTCGAGTCTGTTCAGCTCTATTCTGCGGAGTGTGGCCTCTAACTCTTCGCGTTGCTGGACAGTCGCCGCCACAATGCGTACAGACTCCACATCCTCAGGTCGGAACATCTCCGTGAAAGGTGCGCGTCTCGGTGTGAGGCGCGAGGTTACCCCCCAGGGACCTGTGTGCACGATCACGTGCATTCGTCGGTGCATCCAGGGGACAACATAGTGGTAGAAAAAGTATTCCGCTTCGTCGTAGCGGGGGAGAAAGAGCACTGCGCCCAACCTTCCCCGTCGCTGCAGATAGAGGGCGAACCGATTGTTCGCAAAGGCGGCCTTCTCCTGTCGCCGCCGTCGGTGTGTATCGTACCGTGTCAAAATCCAATCTATCACTGAGGACATAGCAATTCTCCTTTATCTACCCGTTCTCCTTCGGTAGGAGTTCCCTCCCTCTCAAATGCCCTATTTCCCAGGGGATTCTACTCTCCCCATCAAATTCTCTGGGATAGCCACTGCCCATTGATGCACACCCAAAACTGCCGCCAACAGGCGCATCCAGGGAGGTGGTGTGCGAAACAGTACGCGATCTGTAGGAGAAGGCCCGATGGCCCAGTGATTATCTTAATCATTTTCCCCCCTTCCCGTCTTTCTGTGCCCACACCCACAGCCACCCGTCGGGTTTTCCCGTTTCCCGCCGCTCCCACGACACCGCCGCTGTGTCCATCTCCGTGCGCCATGTCTCGTGCACAGTGAACCCCACCTGCGGGAGATAGCCCCCAATCTCCTCCTCGGTGCACACAACGTCGGGGGCGGTGTAGAGATCGGGGGTCCCTCGCTCAAACCAGCGGATGTGCTTCCCCGAATCGTCCGCGTTCAATTGCACCAGGAGGTGCCCTCCCGGACGAAGGACGCGGGCAAACTCCCGGAAGTACCTATGGCGCACGGGGAAAAACTGGATATGCTGCAAGGCAATCGTCGAAACCACCACGGAGAAACTTTCTGGGGGGAAGGGGAGGCTCCCATCTCCCGGAATGGCGACGAAGGTCGCTCGAGGGACAATCTGGGCCGCACGAGCCAAGGCCCTTCGGCTCACATCTACGCCCACAACGTGCCCGACACGATGGATAAGACAGTAATCCCAGACCACTCGCGTCAGCCTGCCGATACCACAGGCAAAATCGAGCACGCTGTCATGATCTTTTATGACTTTGTGAAGTGAGGGCCGAACAATTCTCTCCTGCAACGCCATGTGGCCAGACAAGTTCCCCACCAGCGCTTCGGGATCCACACTTTCACAGTAGGCGCGGCAGACGGTGGCGTATTGGGTAATCTCCTCCTCCGTCGCGTCGGCCAGGCGGGAAATGAGGGCATCCGGGGCGAGATTTTCTTTGATCACAACGTCACTCTCCATGCAGCCTCCTAACCCACCAAATCTGGTCGGGACCGTTCTCGAGGGGCCCCCACGCAGGCTGATGGGTGGCCACCCAGGTGGTGACAGGTTCGCGCACGGTCCCCTGCTCCCTATCGTGCCCACAGAGGATCCCTCCCCGTTTTACCCGAGGTCCCCACGCGTCCAGATCGGCGTGCACCGCCTCGCGGCTGTGATCCCCATCGAGAAACACGAGATCACACGACAGAGGAGGGAAAAATTCTGCCACCTGGGGAGAGGAACCCACGAGGCCCACCACTCGATCCCCGACCCCCGCGCGGGCCACATTCCGACAGAACTCTTGAAGAGTTTCCGTGAGAACGTCTGTGCGCTGAAGGAACCGCTGGAGGCGTTCCAAAGCGGGGGATCCCGTCTGCCCATCGGAGGCCTGAAAAGTGTCCACGGCAATGACCCGGGGCCCCCCTAACGCGAGTGCAATGGCTTTCCCGCCTACCCACGTTCCGACTTCTACGGCCAGACCCTCTCCTCCAATTTCCACACCCCGTGCGTGCAGCCATCCCACGGTAGAATCCTGGGACAGCTGGTGAATCCCCGAGAGGCACTGCGCCACCTGGAGAGAGAGGGCCTCTGCAAGTTCAGAGAGAGGCTGCGGGCGGGATACAGCGGTGTTAGGCATCATGTTCATTAGGGTCGTGTGACTCCCACGTGCCGATAGGGGGCCATGAGGAACATCCGTGTCCGCCTGTCGTCCGTCGTCGGGTCCGTTCCCCCCGCCCAAAAGACGCCGTTCCCTGTCAGGGTCTCAATACGCATCGCCAGCTGAATATGATCCCACCCCGACGCGACGTGCCAGAGTTGAGTCACCCCCACAGCATACCCCGCCAGAATGGCGTACTTGCGTGGAGTGCCCACCACAATAACACTATTCACCGCAAGGCTCATGCGGCAGCGCACGGGCAACTGGCCTCCTGTTTCCGCCAAGTCCCCCGTGAGGACAACACAATTATCCCCTGGGCTTCCATCATTCTCCAAGTACAACCCGTTGCGCACCCAATCTGGCTGTACGGCCCACTGTATCCCGCTAAAGGCACTCAAAAAAGGAAGAGGTCCTGTATCATAGCGCTGTGTCATGGCTCTCTTCTCAGGTCCACCAGGGGTCCTCCAGAAACAGGGTCGCCTCTTTCTTCAGGAAAGACCCCAAGAAGCAGGGGAAATCTGTGCAAATGCCGTCTGAAGGGCAAGAGCATCTGTGATCATCGAGACCCTCTAGCAAAATCACTCTCTTGAATAAACCGCCAGCCCGCTACTCCCGCAGCGCTCTGATCATCCGACGCCCCGCTTATGCCAAGAATATTCCCCACCATAACATAGTCCTCCGCAGGGACATACATTTTGACCTGAGCCAAAAACTCTGCCTTGCCAATGCCTACGTTGAAGAAAGAAAACAGATAATGCCATCCGTTCACATATCGCGTGACAACGCCCCAATTTCCGCATAACCCAAGGATATGACCAGCCTTGCTTAGTTCGATTAAATCAACAAATGTAATGGGGCCCCCCGAAATCTCCAACGTCTCATCCACATCAAAAGCATAAATTTTCCTTTGCATTAGTTCCACCAGGGATTCTCCGGAAACAAGGGAGACTCTACGCTGAGGAAAGACTTCAAGAGCCCAGGGAAATCTGTACAGATGCCGTCTGCCTCTCGCCACTGATCCCACACCGCAAGAGTGAGCGGACGATCATGCAGTTCCGGACTGACAACGTAGGCCGCCTTCCCCGCAGCATGCACTTGCTCAATCACAGCCGCCGTCACCCAGTCTCGCTCAAAGGCGTCCAGCCAAACCCCGACACCCAGAGAATTATGCAACACGGAGAGGAGACTTTCTTCGGGTTTGTCCGAGGCCCTGAGAAGGATAGGCACACCCGTCGCGAGAAGAGAGTTCTGTGTCGCATCTCCACAGAAGTCCCAATCAAAGAGAACAGATTTCTGGCGCAGGCCGACATCAGGTGCGGAATGCGTATCGAGGAACTCGGCAAGAAGGGGGACAGCAGCAACCTCTTTGATGTTCCAGAAAATGCGCGACGCCTTGGCGAGGGCGGGGAGAAGGCGATCCACACGATAGGACACATCCTCCGGACCGTGGGCCACTATCAACACACCCCGGGGAGACAGCACCTTAGTGCCCCAATACCTCACGCGAACATCAATCTCGAGGCCATGATCCGCCTGGGCCGCCGCGTGAAACGCCTCCACCGTGTTTTGTTGGCGAGGGTCGGGCCACCACACACCCCTGTGAGAGATAGGCAAGGCTCTCATGAGACACCTCCGTCAGGGGGAGGAACAGCCCTCCCCCTGACCAGTGAGGTGTGGGGGCACTGCAGAGATCCTTCTACCGAAACGGGGGCTTCTTTTTCCTGCCCATCCTTGGTCCAGTGGTCAGCCACGACACTCTCCTTCCCTGGGAACTCCAGGCGGTTACGCGATCACGCTGCCCACGACGGAGGCGAAGTTCTTCCCCGTGATCTTCTCATCCTGGTAGAACCCAATCTCGAGAATCTCGCCCTTCAGCCGCCGATCAAACCCATAGTTCTCGACGACCAAGTTCGGCAGTCCCGGACGGGCCCAGCGGAAGCTGTACCCATACGAGGGGCGGTCTTTCGCCACGGTAGGCGGCGCGTAGTAGACGAGGGCATGGGGCCCCCAGATATCCGACAGCGACTGCGCCAACCCTTCCGCTGCCGTGTTCTTCATCGTGCCCCCCACCAAAACCTCCTCAAAGTCAAACAGCGCTTTGACATGGTTCATGTTGGGGATCCCGGGGCCCGCCACCGCATTCGCGGCGGGGAACAGCACCTTGCGGACTTCTGTGTTCAGCTTGAAGTACCGCCACGCCTGCCACCCAAAGACAATGCGGTTCGGGGTGTACCCTGTCACGCCCCGGACCTGTTCCTTCGCCCGATCAATATCGAGCAACGGATTGGAGTTGACCGTGTCACTCCACAAGCTGGTGGCCGAGGTCCACGTGGACACATTGGCACTGTTAATCACCAACGTCGCCACACGATCTTCCCAGTCCAAGGTCAACAGGTCTTGGACAAACATGGACTTCGACTGCCGGAGGTTGAGGACCTGGTCGGCATTGGTGAGATCCTCCAGGCTCACCCCCGTCGCGAGAGCGTAGTTTTTGGCAAAGTACGTCCCCGTGGACACGTTGAGATCCACCATCTTGGCCATCGTCAACGGGGAGCGTTTGGTATCCGGAATGCGCCACAGATCCGCCTGCGTGAACTCATAGTACATGTCGGACTGTTTCGCCACGTCCACGATGGGGAACACCATATCCACAATGCTCCCCGCCGGGCGGTAGTTGATGAGCAAGTCTGCTAACGGGCCGTCAATGTGGACGTCGCGGCCCGTCGCATCGTATCCGTGCAGCTCGGTGATCGAGCCATCCGGATTCACGAGCTTCAGCGTTCGCACGACAGTTCTCCTTTCGCCACTGACGGTCAGTTAGTTCGAGTTCACAACAGAGAACAGGCCCTTGGTCAACATCTCCACGATGCCCCCGGAGGCCACCGTGTCCAGAGCCTGTGCGACCAGCACAATCCCCGATCCGGGGTTCGTAAAGGCGTTGCTCCCCGACAGGGTGCTGGTTTGAGGGACCGCCCGTGCCCCCGGGATAAAGAATCCCGACCGCACGGTCAGAAGGTCTCCCCGGGTAATCGCCAACCCTGCCACCCCCTTGGTAATCCCCAGGTAGATGACAGTCGCGTGCTCCAACGAGTTAGGCTTATTCTGCAGGGCGCCGATGTACGTCTGCTCGCGCCCCCCACAGAGGTTCACCCGTCCATTGGAGTCGAGCAACAGCGCCTTAAACTGGTGCGTTCGCAAATCAATCGCCGATTCGAACGTCCAGGTTAAGGCCTCTCCCGACTTTTCGGCCATGAGATGGCCCTTTCCTGCCACACCGGGCACAGCGGACGTCTCCGTTGTGGAGACGGTCTACTTCTGTAAATGCGCCTCCCCCGCGTATTGCGCTTTGAGCGCGGGGTGCGCGTCGAGCACCATCTTGAACGCCTTGTCGTGAGGCACCTCGGGATGCTCCAGCTTGTACGCCGCAATCAGCTGGCGAATCTTGGCGCCCACCTCCGCATCGGGCACCTCCGTTTCCCCCAAAGGCTCTTGAGGGGTCAGTTCCTTAAAGGACACCAGCTGCGGCATGTCGGTCAACAGCGCCTCCACCAGTTGCCGCTGGGTCATCTTCTTCTCCACCACGGTAGTGCCCTTCTCATCCTTTTCGGTGAAGACCCGCACCTGCGTTTCGTCGGCACTGTCGAGCAGCGCAATCACCTTGGGCTCCCACCGGGGCAGGATCTTCCCCTGGCGCTTTTGCTCGGCCACAAAGGTACGAATGGTCGCCAGACGCTGACCCTGTTGCATCTTGCCCACCTCTGCTTGCGCCTTGGCGAGCTCCGTGTTCGTCTTCGCCAATTCGGACTCCAGCGTGGTCGTCCGCTCGGCGTTCTTCTTGGATTCGACTTCGTCCGCTTCGAGAGGGGCAATCTTTGCCTTGAGAGCAGCGATCTCCGCCTTGAGAGCAGCGATCTCCTTCTCTTTCTGCGCCAAAAGCTCCTCATTGTCATTCGGCATGTCTGTCTCTCCTGCCACTGCGTGGGCATGTGGGGGGGCGCCAGAGCGCCGTTCCCCCGTCTCGCGGGCGGGATGTTGCTCGCTGTCCGCCACTGTTCCGTGACAGAATTCCTTGAGAGCATTACAAAACGCTCCTGGGTCGTCTACCGCGTCCGCGACACTGGAATCCATGCAGCGGGTGCGGAACCCTGCGGGGGCACCAAACTTGTCGCAGAGACCTTGGTTAAAGCCTTGAAAGGTTTTCGCCACAGGGTCCCAGGTAATTTTGAGTTCCCGTAGGTTCAGAAACTTCATCCGCTCCACGCAGGGGGGGCACAATTCTTCCATCATCTTCACAGAGAGGCGTACCACCCTCTGACCCCGCTGACTCATGTTGGCCTTAATCGCCGCCTCCTGGTCCCTCGCGCCCTGCTCCGTGGGGTGACACCCGAGTGTTTCCCCCGTAGACTGCACAATGAGGCACCACTCCTCCCCCCGCTTTTCGATGACGTACGCTTTCACTTTCTTGCGGTGCACAAACTGGTAGGCCTCTCGCGGTTCGTAGAGATCGCACAGCGCTTCACTCGCAATCTCTCCGGCCACGAGATAGCAGCCCCCGATCCCTTCGGGGTCTCCCAGATAAAACCGGCACACCCCGCAGTGGTCCTCGTCCGCCGCGTCCTCGGTATAGTCCGAGAGCCGATAGTTGACCATGTCTTTCTCTTTGAGCATCTGGGGGGCGGACATCGGTGCAAGCATCGTGCCTCCCATCTCCCAGTCATAGACCCGGAACTCATTCCCTCGCTCATCGTAGAGGGCCTCGACCGCTTTCAGCCCCGTGAGTGCAGGAATCTCCGCGCCCAAGAGAGCGACCGCCTTTAGCACACGCGGGAACACCTCTTTCCCCTTTTTGAAATCCCAATAGATTTCGGCGGACACCCGCTTGTAGGCGCCCTTCCGAATAACCTCCGCCACCCGCCGAGGCACGTCCACGAAATCCGCCAGGAGCTTCTGTCCCTTCAGACGAAGATTCTTCACCCACCCCAAGGCGGGCATGCCCTCTTTCTCCAACAGAGCGGTGGCGTCTTTCTCGTTCATGTGCCCGATCTTCAGGGGTGCCTCGAAGCCGACCTTAGCCGCGGCGTCCACCATAGCCTGCAGATCCTGCACAGAGTACACATCCCCATTATGCGTTCCCGACTCAAAAATCTCCACGCCGGGCAAGGTCACCGTCTGGGGGTCGTCTTTTTTCTCTTTCGGCATCGCATGGCCTTTCGTCGCGACTCAGCGCATCCTATTTCGCGTACCGACTGACACCATTCTCCTGCATGCGAAAGCCGCACATCGGGCAGAAGGGCACATTCTGATCCCCCACCTTTCCCCCCACCTGCGTCTTCGTCACGCCCCGGTCCGTGGCGCAGAAAAAGGAGCGCACAACCGAGTGGGGGGCTGGCTGATGCTCAACAACCACGTGTAACTCTTTCCCTGGCAGGACCTTATCCTGTTTCTTCGTCGGAGGAACCTGTCTGTCGCGCACCATGCTGTGCCTCCTTTCTCAGCTTTTCTTAAAAAACCACCCCACGAGCGTGAACAGCGCAGCGACACTGAAGGAGACAATCGCGGAGGCCAGGCTCGTCTTGGCTTTGAAGGCGACGGTGTCGCTTTCCAGCCCTCGCACACGCGGTTCTAAGCCATCGGGGCCGAACAAAGCGTGCCCCCAGCGTTCAGAGTCGCGCGTGACCTGTTCCTTGAGATCGTCCACCTTTTGCTCAATGCGCCCCAGGGCGGTCTGGACACTCTCATCGCTCATCAGGACTTCCACTCAGGCCACGGGAATCCATACAAACTCGGCACCCCCCGTTGCCACCGTCGCGTTAACGATCAACGCCTCATTGGGCTCTGTTTGCTTCCAGCCGTGTTTGTTGTACGGCCACACGATCTCCCCATTGGCCCCGAGGGACAGGGTCGAGGACACAGTGTTCGGCCCGCTCTTCAGGCGCACAGAGACGGCGAGGACAGAATGGATAATGAGACCCAACAACCGCACACGCACGCCTGCGCCTTGCGCCACCACGAGCGTGTTGTCCCCCACACTGAAGTCCACCGTCCCGCGTACCACCGCACGCAACACACTGTTCTCGTCCACCACCTTGCCACTGAAGTCTTCGTACGTCTTGAGGTCGCCTACCGCCATGCGTCCGTGCTCCCTCATCTCACGAGGAGAGAATTACTCCCCTTTGTCTTTTCTTTTAGGGAACCGAGGCTGGCTCGGGTCAAAATCATACGCACCATTCTCGTCCCTCTGAGAAAATCCCGTGGCCTTCAGCGTCAGCCCTTTCCCGATCTCCCCCGGGGTGGCAAAGAGCACAGGGGCCTCCTCGCGCGTGATGGGAATAAGAAGGGCCCTACAGTTGAAATGATTCGGGGGCGTCAGTTGCGCCAGGGCATCACTGTCAGGGCGAAAGAGGAGGGTGTCGAGATACCGACACACTTCCGTGGTCCGTTCATCGAGGATCGCGGAATACTGCCAGCCGATCACATACCCACTTGTCACCTGATCCTCGACAGCATCCTTCATCCCCTCGGTGAAGGCCTCTGTGGCATTCGTGCGGAGAATTGTGTTCAAGCGATAGGGCATCACCTGCTCTTCCTTGTCGGGGTCCAATTCGAGCGGATCGCCGAGATAGGGGACAAAGAGATCCTGCAACTTGCGAATGGTCTCGGTGCTACTCTCCCCCGTCTTCATCGCATTCCAGAGGATGTTTTGCGCCTCCGCCGTCAGCCGGTCCCGCAGCACGCCCGTGATCCAAAAGGCTTTCTGCTCAAAGAACTGAAGAGCTTTCTCGGGAGGCATCCCCACATCGGTGCGCACCTGGAAGGTCGGAACCGCCTTCGCCAGCATATCGCGGGCCTCCCGCTGGCCGAGCACATATCCCCGCCGAAGGAAGTCCTGCACCACCCGCACGAGATCCCCTTTGTATTTCAGCGCGAGAGACCGCACATAGGCGGGAGTCAGATCCGCGCCCTGGCGGGCCACCTCCTGCGCCAGCACCTCGCGCGAGCGCTCCAGAACTTTGCGCACCTGGGCGTGAGTCTTGTCTTGCACCGCCGTGAGCGTTTCCTCCACCCGGGCAAAGTTGACCTTGCGCTCGAGGGCGGTGGGCGGACGGGAGAGGGCATAAACTGCACCCCGGGGCGTGACTTTTTTCAGGAGAGCACGCATAGCCGCCTGACGAGGATGCTGAGGATTCTCGTCCAGATAGTCTTGCAACATCTCCACTTCGTACAGGTTGAGTTTCTCCCCCCCACTCAGCAGAAAACAGCCAAAACACGCTCCCCCCCGCGTCTCATCCACAAAACCGCACTTCGTACAGGCCCCATACCCAGGGTCACCGTCTAAGATCTCGAAATCGGGAAGAGAGGATTCTTTCCGAGCAGCCAGAGCGGTGCGGTACCGAGCAAAGAATGAGCGTGTCTTCTTTACCCCTACGGAAGATTCAGGGGGATTCTCAGGGGGAATCTCTTCCTCGGGGGGCTCTGGAGGCTCCGGCACAGCGGGCACTGCTGTCGTGTCGCGCTCGGGGAAGCCTGTCAGCACGCGAATATGATCCTCATCCTCCGCTGTGGGGCGCACAGCAGCCACCGACACCGCCTTAAGCCACGCGTCAAACAGCTGCATCGTGCCCATCTCCGTGTAGGGCTTAAATTCAAACTGCGGCGGGTCGCGATCCGCGAAGTTGATGCCCAGCAGCCGAGCGAAGAGTTGATTCTGAATGACATCTTCGCGGAGATCCCGACGAATATCGTCCAAGATCAACAGGAAGACATCAAAATGTTTCCGCGCCTGCGCATAGGCACCGATATCGGGTTGGGGGGAGATGCCCAGCATCGAGGGCACAAGAAGGGCGCGGGCAATCGCGAGATCGAGCTTGTCTATCGTCCGTTCAAAGATGATCGCGCCCTGGGCCGAGGCCTCTTTGAGATCGATGGTGTACCGATCCGGGTACGTGATCGTCGTGTTGGCTTGGAGATTCTCGAGGGCCGTGCGCAGCGCGAGGACATCTTCGGCGCGGGTGCCTGACGTATACTTCCCTAACGTGATAGGAATCCCAAAGCGCTCCAGGAAAATCAACCACCACCGGAGGACGTTGTCCTTGGCCCACCAGGGACGATACGCGGCCCGGAGATCACTCAGCCCATACCAGTTGCCGAATTGGCGCTGGAAGGAATACAGCAAAAACTTCTCGATGGGGTATTTGTTCTGGCCCTGACGGACACCATCCGGAAACAAATTGCCATGCGCGTCCTGCGCAAAATAGAACGTGTGGGGCTTCCGGGTCTTGAGGGTGCGGAGGCCCACCTTGCCCGCCCACGGACCCGTCTCATACACGGTATAGAGGATCTCCGTGACGGAAAAGCCAAAGTCTACTGCGGAGAGAATTTCTTCGAGACAGTCATCGAAGGACCCATAGAGAGGATCAAAGTGCGTGAGGACATACTCAAAAAATTCTTTGACGTCTTGATCCTCGGGGGCATCCGAGGCCGCCTGAATCTCCCATCCCGTGGAGAGGACGGAGCCCTTCTTGAGTTTGAGAGCCGCCTTGACCTGGTCGTCCGTGCGCATCTTCTCATACGTCCAGAGACCCTTCCGCTGCGCGAGGTCATCATCGGGATTGTAAGGAGAGAGAGGCCAATGTTGGAACGCGGGGGATTCGTTCGTGGACACTTCGTCCAAAACCGGACGACGGGAGGTGTCGAGACGGGGGGGAACCCCCCCATTCGAGGGAGGCGTTTTCGCGAAGAGGGCAGTGACCCACGTGGGCCACTCGAGAACAGCCATGCGGAGGCGTCCTGAGCCATCGAAGGCATTAGACTATCAAAACAATAAATCCTGTGCCTGGGTGCCGAGGCCCCAGGCTTGCGCCACGGGTTTCCTCGGCTTTATCGGGGGCCTTCCTAGGAGGCCACTCGACTATCTGCCCAGGACACTGCCCCTACTTTACTCCCCTGTTCTCCCCAACACAAGAACAAAATTCCTTTTTTTCTCACCAGGGGTCCCGTGCCCCCATCACCCGGGTGCCCCCCATCTGGATCCCCCTTTCGCTTCCCACCCCCCGATCTCGCAGATAGGCCAACGCCTGAGTCAACGCATCCACTTGATCATCATGCGCCCCCGTGGGGAAGGCCCCCATCTCCTCCAGAAAGTCGGCGAGCCAGGGGGCCTGTTCTGGCAGAAACACCCGTCCGGCTTCAATCAAGGGCGTCACGGCCGTCGCCCGGGCCACTTTGTCTCTATCCACAGGCACGGGGAGCACGGGGAGCGTCGTCTCCCGTTGCAGTTCTTGAATAAGGGACGTGCCTGAGGCTTTATCCTCAATAAGAATCGCATGAGGGCGGTCCCGGTCTGCTCGCGCCACGAGATAGCGCTTGAGTTCGGGGAACTCTTCACGCTCGCGCCACTGATCGAGCAGATAGTACCCCTGTCCGTCTTCCCCCCACACTTGCAACACGGAGTAACTCGTTTCCTCTCCCGTCTTGAAGGCCGTGTCCAGAGAGTACATCAGAAAACGAAAAGCCTCTGGCGTGAACGAATGGTAGCGCCACCAGGCGAGGCGCATAATGTTTCCCTTTTCCTCAATCGGGCGTTGCTGCCACACCGAGGCCCACACCCGCGAGCCCACTGTCCGCTGAATACCCCCCAGATCTGCGGTCGAATAGCGCTCGGGCCACAAGGCCTCCCCCCTGCGCCGATGGGGTTCCTCCTCTTCCGCCAAGGCGGGCAAGCGGATCACCGTCCACGCCTCCCCCCCTGTGGCCGCCTCCGCCAACAGACGCCCCGCGAGGTCGTCCGTGCGGGTCCGGGTCATCATCAACACAACGGCCCCCTCGGGTGCTAACCGGCTGTAGGCCGCCGTCTGATACCAGTCCCAGACCCGTTGGTGCACCACCGACGAGTCCGCCTCTTGCAGCTTGACGGGGTCGTCAATCAAGAGCAAGTGGGCCCCTCGTCCCGTGATTGCACCCCCCACCCCCGCCGCCACGTAGGCGCCCCCAGTGGTCGTGTTCCATCGCCCCGCCGCGTGGGAATCGGGGGTGAGGAGACACGTGGGGAAAATACGCCGCCCCATAGAGGAATCCGTGAGGTTCCGCACCTTGCGCCCAAAGTCTGTCGCGAGTTCCGCCCCGTAGGAGGTCGCAATGACGTCTCGCTCCGGGTGCCGGCCCAGATACCACGCGGGGAAGCGAATAGAGGTGAGCTCCGACTTCCCGTGACGAGGAGGCGTAAAGATCATCAGACGCCGAATTTTTCCCCGTTCGACGTCCTCCAACGCCGCCGCGATTGTCTCGTGGTGCCAGGAGACCACATAGCGAGGGAAGGTGAGTTGAGCAAAGGGGAGAACAGCGGTTTGGGCGGCACGGAGGGCTAACTCTTCCACCATGGGGCGGGCCTGAGCGAGAGGGGCCCCCGGAGGCGTCGGTCGCTTAGGAGGGCCTGGGGACCGGGCGGGGGCGAGACGCGGGGCGGCCATTGTTCCCTCCAAAGGCGCGGAACACGATGTCGAGGAGGCGCTCGGTGGGCACTTCTGCGAGGGCATGCTGAATGGGGCCCCCATCGCGCCCGCCAATCTCCAGACGATCGGGGAGGATAGACTTCCACAGCAACGCTTCTAAGTGAGGAGCATCCCCGCGCACAATCCGACGGCGGACAGAATCTTGGTAGGACACATCGTCGAGGAGACTGGTGAAGAAGGTCTTGATTTCGCGCGTGGTTTTATTGGGGATCCCTTTGGGGCGTCCTGTCGGATTCGGGCAGACGCCCTTGAGGAACTTTCCCTTCGCCCCTCGGGCAATCGGGGCCGCAGCGGGGCGGGACGTCGTGCGGCGGGGACTGCGAATTCTCATCCATCGGTCACAGGCCAGAATCGGCACACCAGCGGGGGGCTCACCGCCTTACGCCCTAAAGGGGTTGGGCTGTCCGGTAAGAGTTTCATCCTTGGCGGCCACGGCTTCCCACAGCGCGCCAAACTTCGCGGTCTTTTCCGCACTATCGAAAACAGCAGCCCATCGCGCTTGGCCGTCTAGGGCATCGTCACTCTCATCCCACATCCCCGCACTGATGACGACTTCGTAGCGCGAGAGAGTACCAAGGCGGAAGAAATGAACGATAAGCGTACGCCGGGCGACGGCGAAAGCATCGAGTGTATCTTGTCCATTTATCTTCACTGCCATGGAGGACCGTTTCCTCCACTTTTGTTATGAATAATCAACACGGCACGATCCACACGCTTTTCTTTTGGAAAACACCAACATGGCTTTCCCCCTGTCTCATGGTGTTCTGTCGTGGGATAGACATGAAATCTCATCGGCCATTTTCCATTCCACTGCCCTTGACACTTAGGACATTTATAGCCACGAAAAGATTCTCCCAAGTCAAGTTGGCTATTATCACACCAAGGGCAATAGACAGATCCCTCACTCATCTTATGGAAGGAGCCACAGGATCAGCACTAGAAGCACCCACCAGAGCGTGACCCCGATCACCATCCACTCATCTCCTCTTGCACCTTCATGCGTGACCACCGGCTTTCACAGGAGAAGAACACCTCACGGATTCACCGGATGGATGAGGGCTGAGAACTCTTTCTCAAGCCATGCCCGGCACACCTCCCTCCATGCCCGATCCACCGTCCTCAACATCCGCAACGCCTCCTGCGCCTTTAGTGCCACTGCGAGCTCGCTCGGGTGTGTGCCCTCCCGATACGCGATCACGTTAATACCCCGCGTCCCGCAGAAGCGTCACCCCATCACTCCCCTCGCCATCCGCGGCGTGGGCCACCTGGAGGGCCAGACCGAGGGGCAGCGACAAGAGGATTGCCAGTTCACACAGACCTTTCGACTGCACGTCTGTGGGCGTCGCCAGACCTTTCTCGACTACCGCAAGTTGCAGAGGGCACAAGAAGGGGCTCTCGGCTTCCCCCGCCCTCCGAAAACGGAGACTCTGCCACGGGTGACCCCCCGTCCCGATCCAGGACGGGCGGTCTTCCGTGTACCGCCCGCTGCATCGAGCCCCGTCAATCACATCACTGACCCGGTCCATGCGTTGGTGCCCTCTTCCTCGCGTCTACTCAGCACGGCATAGGGGAAGTATACCCCGAACATGGACCCAACACAAGAAAATAATTACGTTCCGTTTCCCTAGGGCATCACGTTCTGAGGGGCCTTCCGATAGCGCCCCCATTCTGCGTGGTTGGGGCAACGAACTGTGTGTCATCCATGGTCTATCTCCTTTTTGGGCCGGGTCAAATTAATATCAATACGGATTAGTGTCACGCCAACTTTATACGCTTTGACACAGTTGAGCTCTGCTTTGTCCATTCCCATGACTGTTAAACTTCTCAGAACCAGCAGAACATCTTCTTCCACGAGATCTTTAGTTTCCACGATAGTCCTTCCCTCCTGCGTGCTTCTCCATCAAAGTCACACGGGGGCACAGTCAGGTGGCGTGGGACGCATCCACGGACTCCTTAAACTCTTGTACCTCAGCGTACACGAGGTAATACAGTTTCCATGCGTGGACAAAGTCATTACGCTCCACCGCAGCGAGAAACCCCACATTAATCTCAGCGAAGCGATGAGAAAACCCTACAGGGGGATACATGCAGGGCTTACTACACAACCACTTCTTAAACTCCTGCCCCCAATAAGGGGAAATTGTCACGAGGACTTCTCCGAGTACGCAAGATTTTAGATTACGGGCGCACTCCTCATCTTTCTGAGTAAAACCCCCTGCCATTTCTGCCCTCGTAATCCGTTCGGCCCAGTTCATATCAGTACCCCGCTTTCCGAAGAATGTCAATGCCGTCACTACCACCATAATCAGCCGCTTTTCGAACTTCTTGGATGAGACTCAGGGGCAGAGAGAGTGCCCACCTCTCTACATCCCCGGTAAAACGAGTCTCTTGGGCCAAACTCACGTCATCCCCTCCTTCCAGCACAGCGACGGCCAACGGACACAACTCTATGGGGGTAGAACTATCTTTGGCAACGAACCGGCATGTTGTTCCACCTATCCGCTGCCTCATGATAATTTTATACCGCCCCGACACCTTCGCTCCTTCAATCAGATCACTGATCTTATCCATCTGTGTCCTCCGTGGTGTCCGATAGGAGATCCGCCGTCATGGCGTCTCCGTCGTCACATTCCTGGGAACCGCGTCTCGTCCCTCCCGCAGCGCCGACACTCCCAGAAAAATTCGGGGTCGTACCACGTCGCCGAGAGGATCTTTGCCTCATGGAGGGTTTTCCGCCGACATCCATAGCACCACTTCCGTCGAGGCCGACGAGGGGCCAGAGTCACGGTCCCACCCCCGCAGATCCAGCCCCCAGGAAGACCACTCACAGAGACGAAAAGAGGCACACACCCCATGTCAGGCAGACCTTCGATGCGAGGGAAAAGTGTTAGGGGTCTCAGGACCTTTTACCCTCTCCCACGCAATACACCTTCTTCGACGGATAGAGTGTACAGGGCGCAACCGTTGTCTTCTTCACGAAGAGCAAGAGCGTTGCCACATCCTCACTGTGTCCCTTATACGCTCCGCAGTGGACAATCGCCCGCAGGTTCCCACGCGATCCCTTCGTCCACTCTTGGAGAGTGCAGGACAGCGGAGAGACTGTGTTCGTAAAATATCTTTTCAGCTCCCACAGGCCCCCCTGAATCGCAAAGAGAGCCAGGGACCCCAGACACACCGCAACAAATGGTCCCAGAGGGAGAATATATTTTTTCATCAGCATCTCCTTCTACGTCCCAAAAGTAATGAGGGGACACACCCGTTTTTTTGCCGCACACAGGGCCTCCCACAAGACGCGAATAAAAGAGGGGGTCGTCAGAGGGGGGAGTGAAATGGGCGTCACATTTTTCTTCAAAAGTTTGAAAAGCCCCCAGAGAAGCACTCCTCCCCCCAGTTCTCCCAGGAGAATGATCCCATAGAGCGTGGCCCCAAAAAAGGCCATGGGAACAATTGTCACTAAGGCGAGAATCCACGCATACAGCGCTACATGGAGCAGCAGCACCAGTGGCGTGGAAAAAAGCAGCACTCGGACAAAGTAACAAAGGTTTGTGCCAGTCTTTGTGATTTCCCAGGCGCGATACGCTCCCGTAAACTCTTCGAGAATGCCCACAGACCAGAAAAACCAGCGCACGTACCATGTCCGTGTGTCGAGATACATCTCTGTGCCTCCTCTCACATACAAAACTGGAGTACGCCCCCCACACCCAGGGCCGCGAGAACTGACCTCACTTCTTCCTCACGTGCATGGCCTTGGCACGTCCCGTGTCATCTACGCTAATGTCGAACTCGACGGCGTCCCCTTCCAGGAGGGGCGTGATCCCTTCCACGTTACTAATGTGGACAAACGCATCCACCCCGCCGTCGTCCCGGGCGATAAATCCGAACCGCTTCGCCGTGTTAAACCATTTCACCTTTCCAGTCATTGGTATCTCCTGTGTCGCCTGAAAATTGAATTTCCGGTCACCCCTCTCCACAGAGTGTCTCCCTACAGGACAGGCCTCTTTCCCCGTGTCATTTCTGCACGAACACCTTTCCCGCATGCTCAAAGTCTGCGACGAGAGCGGCAAGGTCGGAGCAGTTCACGGACAAATAATCTGATCCTTTATTCGCGGCTTTCTTGGCGCGCTTCAGAAAACGCAACACTCGCGCGTAAATCTTTGGCGGCACCAAAATGGGCTGGCCACTGAGGGTGTCTATCTCTGATTTCTTTGGCCTCATGTCTGTTCCTTTCCCGCGCAGAACGTAAAGGTTGTGGCTCCCTCTTGGCACTCGGTTTCAGGGGTCATCTCCCGTCTCCTCCTATCTGAGCGAGTGATGTATTACTTCTCCAAAAATGCTCACATTCTCCAAAACCTGTCTCCCACATATACCAACGAATAAGACCATTGTATACAAGGCGGATAGCCTTTCCCACCGAACTGACTTCGCAGGCTTCTTGCCAGGTCATCTCACGTCTCCCGTGCGTGTTCTAAGGCCTCTGCCACCGCCTGTTTGAGTACCTCCGAGTCTTGCGGAGTGAGCTTAGAAGACAAAATTTCGATAAGCGGCAAAAGACGTGTGCGTTCAGTGTAAACATCCGCACATATGCGTGCTTCGATCTGTTCTAGCATCACATGATGTTTGCGGTCCTCAGAGGGGGAAAGGGCAGCGGCATACCCGCAAGAACAAGGTGAACGCGGATGTTTGGCCCCTGGAAGATCGCACTCAGGGCCAACATGCCAGTCCATGTTACGGGCGCAATCAATCTGATGACCACCATATCGCTCCAACGCCTCTCGCAGCTGCGTCACCTCCACCTCGCGTGCGGCGAGGCGGGATTCAAGTGAGTTGATTTTCTCTGTTGCTGCTTTGGTTAGTTCTTCCAACAACGCCTCGTTTTCTCGTTGCATCTCGTCACGCTCTTCAGTCGCGTTGCACACATCGTCGTTAACCCTGGCCACTTCATCACGCAATGCCTTGGCCCCAGCGAAGCACAAGTCTGGGAAGGGATTCTCCCTATCCTGATGCGTCGCACAGATAATCTCTTCGAAAATACACGGATCATGCTCAATCTCTAGAGGCATTGTGGGGCTCCTTTCATAACTAACAATTCAGCAGCCAGTGTTGCCGATTTGGTGCATCAGGACAGGGTATACAATTCTTTTTATTGAACTTACCCTTCCTTTTCTCCGGTACACTAATGACCCATTTGTCGGATGAGGTACCAGGCGGGTTTTGGTGTGTAACTTCTTTAGCAATACGCTCTGCCGACCAACTTTTTGGTGCACATACAACTTGATAGAGTAAGCCCCACCCACATGGGAATAAACGATCTTCTGACAAATCAACCTCAATCTCTGCTGGAGGCATCGCGGGACTCCTTCTTCCTCGCGCGAATATCATGGAGCAGCCTCCTTCTCTCCCCACGATTGAGTGTAAATGGGGCACTGTCGGGCATGCTTAACCCACTTTTTCACCAACTCATACTCTGCGGTGCGAACTTTGAAGCCACACCGACACCGATAAAGAAAGTACTGACATCCCTGCGGGCACGAACACCGTTCCTTGTAGACTGGATCATCCTGGCACATCGTCAGGAGCGTCTTCCCCCCGCGTGTCAAGAATGGGTAACACCTTGGCAATGTAGTCATCCATCATTTCCAAGAATTTTTCCATCTGATAGGGAGCCTCACTCTCCACGCCGTCCGCAAAGCGATCGGTTAAGTCCTTCAAAAAGGCTGTGTCAATCCCCATCAACTGTCGGCGCAAATCCCGGAAAGTCTCAATCTTGACGCTGTGAACCGCCAAGCCCATCTTGATAATTTCCACTCCTGTGATGGTGTACCCCCGCTTCACATACTTATGTGCCCGCAATAGGGAGCAGATAGGGAAAAGGGTGCCTGAGTGAAACACAAGACGTCGTTGGGCGATATGCTTCAGAAAGTGCGGATGCAGCACAAAGGCCTCCTGGAGAAAATCATACGCTCCCATGCAAATGATGAAGTCGTATTTCGCAAAGATGGCCTCAGGTTCTCCCAACAAGTCCTCAGCCACAATAAGTTGAAAAGGGGCCCGCACGCTCTCCCACTTGATGGTGAGAGCGTTATCGGTAGAAGACACTACCTTCCCTTTTTCCAGAAAAGCTGCCCTGACCGCGTCACGGTCCCCTGCCGACCGAAAGTACATGTCGTAGTCCCGAATCCGAGCATTCGTGAACAACGCGGTAATCGCGCCCCCCGCCACACACACATGATACTTCTGACAGATCCCCACCGCCTCCTCCCCCATCCCGTGGAGGAGGAGGTACTTCTCCCGATCCGCATATTCTTTCACAAGGTCCATCGGTTATCTCCTTTTCCTCACTCCCCCGTCCCCCGAGCGCACAAATCTCGATATATACGCAACCAGATCACGCTGTCGTGTGACGCTCGCAATCTGTGACCCCGCGCATACGCATAGGCCGCCCGTGTGGCCTCATACTCCAAACAATTTTGGGTCGTCTTATCCAGCTGCGAAAACAGTCGAGTTTCCCCAAACCGTCCTGCTGCGTGTTGCAAGGCATGCACGATCTCATGAGCGATAAATTCCTCCTGCGTATGGGGACTATGAAAAATTGTTTTCGTATACCAGGAATAACAGGCCAGTGTACCCACGCCACAAAAAGCATCCAGAGTCTGTGAAGAAATTGTTCGCATTTCTACACCCGTGGGCCACACTGTATAGTTAGTGAACGCCATTAGCCAGATAACCATTTCTCTTTTCATCATAATCCAAACTCTGCAAACACCTCCCCCAAGCGATGGCACAACTGTGACAGCGAAATGCGAACAGGCCCTTCCCTGACCTGTTTCACAGCACTCTGCACAGAGGGGGAATGGCCTCGGCGGTGACCTTTCCCTCGCTTGAGTATATTGTACAGCGCAGAATAATACGCCATCATGTTTGCAGAAGGGGCCCCCGGAGCAGAATAGATATCTCGTGGCCGGAGGGACGACGCGTCATGCGTGCGAAGATAGTCTTCCACAAATTGTCGAACCGCACTCTTGTGGTGAGGAATACGTGTGGCTCCTTGAGGTGTAGACATCACAACCCGACCCTTTCCGGTACGTCCCTGACGCACCCATCCGCGGTGCTGCGG